TTCCCCATGATCCTAGCAATCCCAATAGGACCTTCCTGTATTTCGCCGATGAGCAAACAGCGTCTGAGGGAATATTCCGCATAGGCTTTGATCCCACCCAGGACGGTGGACAGGGTCTGCTTGATTTCAATAGCGTATTCGCCATGGGAGGATCCCCGACTGGCGCCAGATTCGGTGGCGGCCAAACCGGCTGCCCCCTGCCTGGTGGTAAAGCCAAGCCTTCGGCACTCACGCTTGGTCCGGACGGAAACATCTATGTGGGCTTCGCCACGCATGGCTCGATCCTGCGCTTCAACAGCCCGGCCACAGCCACCACAACTGGCTTCGGTACCTGCTCTCAATTCATTCAGCAGGTGGCAACAACCCCGGACAATGCAACTACCCTGGGTTTGGCATTCCTCGGACATGACCTCTGGGGCGCCGATGGCACCCAGCCATTTGTTATCGCCAAGGCGGACACAACCTGTTTAGTTCCGCCAAATCCAGCGTGCACCACCGCGAACGGCACGGTCACGCCCGCTCTGGCTCCTATAGGCGCCGTAACCAGCGTTTATGGCGATCAATTTTATCCGGCTACCAACGGCAATAATCTCTTCTTTGCCCAGACGTCGAACGTAGCCTGGGCGGCGAACGTGAATGCCGGCCCGGCCGGTCAGACTTATACCCTGACGTACATCAACCCGGCTCAGCTGCCTACGCCGCTTGCGAACGTCGCGACGGCCGTGGTGGATGGTACAGATCCTGCCAATTTTACGGTGTACACCGGTGACGATTTAACGGCCGGCGTCGGCGTTGGCCAAGGCCGCATTTGGCAAAGTTGTCAGCCTTCGACAGCAGTCGGCGCATGTTCTTCAGCGGGCGCACCGGCGGCGGCAGTCCCTGGCGCCCCCCTAAACGTAGTAGCTGTTGCGGGAAATGCACAGGCCACGGTGAGCTGGAGCCCGGCGCAATCCGGGCAGCCGGTGAACCAATACACCGTTACTACCATCTCCGCCGGACCCGGCCCGGGCGTACCACCCGTGACCGTTAATCCGGTTGCCCCATCGAACTTCCCTGCGACATCAACCCTTATAGCCGGGTTGACCAACGGCACGGCTTACACTTTCACTGTCACGGCCAATAATGCCAGCGGGCCCAGCTTAGCTTCGGCGCCAAGCAATTCCGTAACGCCTCCAGGCGTCGCTGTTCCCGCCGCACCCACAAACGTGACGGCCGTCGCTGGAGACACGCAAGCATCCGTCACTTGGACAGTGTCGCCAGCCCCTCTCGGAGCACCGATTACCAGCTATACGGTGACCGCTACTCCCTCGGGAATCACGATCACGGTTCCTCCTCCTCCGGCTACATCGAACACAGGTAATCTGGTATTTGGAGGCCTCACCAACGGCACTTCGTACACCTTTACGGTGCATGCAACCGACAGCGCGGGTGCGGGTCCAGAGTCGGCGCCATCTAACCCTGTCACGCCGTCAGCAGCAAATCTGCCCGTAGTAACCATTGGGATTACCGGTCCCACTTCAGTGACCTCCACACCGGTGCAAATCAATTACGGACTCAAGATCACCAACACCTCGCAGTTCCCGGTCCAGAGCGTGTCCTTCTCGCACACGTTAACGACGATACCGGCAAGCATCGCCGCAAATGGCGCGTCGCGAAATGGCGCGAAGGGTGTGGTTACGATTACCACGGCCAGCGCTCATGGATTGAAAATCGGGCAGTCGATGACCATCGCCGGCGTTACCGATGCTTCATTCAATGGCACATTCTCAATCCTTGATGTCCCTTCGCCAACTACCTTGACATATACCCAGGCTGGTCCCACAGCAACCAGCACTTCGGGTACGGTCACGGGGCTGCCGCAAGCGAACATCGTGCTTGGTCAGCCCGGCCAGGGAGTCTGCACGGCCGGTGGAGCGGGCGTTATCAGCATAGCCTGCAATATCGGCAGCATGGCTCCAGGAGCCGTGGTTACCGCCAACGTCATCGTCCAGATGCAGAGCCAGGCCATCCTGAACACCGTGGTCGTTAGCGGTACGGATGCCGCTGGCACTGCCTTCGCGAATAACAGCGCGAGCGTGACGACAACGCCGCCTGCACCGATCACGCAGTCGGCTTCAGCGCCTATTTCGGTTACCGGAACTCCACAAAGCCCGACTCCGAATCACGGGGCTCCGAATAACATCACATGGGTGGTCAGCAATGTCTCAACTACGACTGCCCAAAATGTGGTCTTTACTGTCACTAACTCCGCCACTCTAAACATCAGTAACTTCACGGTGGCAATAAACAATGGCGGTGTTCCCACCTGTTTCGTAAATAACGTGCAGGTAAGTTGTGCCGCTCCTGGGGCTATTCCGGCGGGGGCTACGCTCACCTTCACGACTCCTAGCCTGGGTGGCTCAACGGCGAAAGGCGCCAAGCCGCCACAGACTATGACGATTGTGGAAACCACGAATGCACCGACTGCAGGCGCCTTCAGCAGCACCGGCACGGTTACATTCGGGCCGGGTGGCACTGATACGCTCAATAACCGAGTAACCGTGAACCTGACCGCTAAATAACAGCGAACTGCCGAAGTGCAAACCGCGCCTCGGCAGTTTGTTCCTAAAAATTGGCAGTCGCCGTCGAGTGGCGATTGTTGTCTTGCAAAATCAGCGGGCCACGCATCAGTGGCCCGCTTTTATGCGCCCCACGAAGGAAATTTCCAAAGACATTGAATCGTAGAAAGATATATTTACAAAGAGCCAACGCACTCGATTGATTGACTGTGCGGCACTTCCGGATTTGCTCCATGCTGCGGCAGTGCAACAACGAATGGATGATGCCTTCTTGAACGTCAGATGAAAGATCTCGGAAGCCAGGGCTGCCGGGACAAGGAAGGCAAAGTGACACCCTCAAACACTGCTGCATCATTGGCGCAGAGTAAGCCTGGTTTTCGCGGAAATGCAGCGGGGTGGTGATCCGAGTCAAGTAAGGTAAGAGAGGTTGTCGAGCGCAAATACTCGGCGGTCTTCTTTAACCAGAAAGTCCGCATCCCTCAGTCCAGGGGATGCGGAAAGAAGAATGGCCGGTCAGCAAAAACTGGCCCGCCGTTTGTTTACCGCAAATTCAATCAACCGCTGTATTCTTAAACAGCGAAGCAACACTTTGACGTTGCATCCATCAGGATCAAGGTTTCTTCTTCGGCGTAACACCCTTGACCGGCGTGTGCGCAGGTGTTGGCGTGGCCTTCGCAGAAGTACCGGCGCTGCAATAGTGCAGCGTGGTTGCCGGCATCCCGGCGGCTTCCGCAATTGTCACTACAAACATTCGGTCATACTCATTTTCGCCGATCGGCGCCACTGTCCCGCCCTGTATGCGCGCGATCACAAAAGGCACCGTTTCACTGTGCCCCACCACCAGGATGTTTCCGCCGCCCGTATACACCAGGTTCTTGATCAGGCCGTTGGAATCCTTCATGGGAAGAATTGTGGGCTTGATTTTTAACGCTTTGGCCAGGGGGGCCGCTGTTTGCTGCGTACGCGCGGCATCTGTGACGTATATCTGTTTAATGCCGGCATCTTTCAGCGTCGTCGCCAGGCACTCCGCTCGCTTCAGTCCTTCAGGGCTCAGCTGCGCGTCCGGAGCGGCGGAAACCTTCTCCGCGTGTCGAACCAGGAATATCGTGCGCACGTTCTGCTGGGCGGCTGCCAGTTGGCAAAGCAATAGAGCGGGTAAAATAGCACGTAAGAATAAAGGTTTCATGGCGGAATCATTGGCCTCCAGGTTGTCATGATGTTTGTACCATTTTTGCCGGTCGGTTCAATGGAAATTCCGCGTTTACGTCAGCTCCGATGCTGCCGCGCCTTCATCGTGGTGCTGGCGTATCAGGTGATCGCCTTAAAACTCGGCCCATGCGAAGGCAGGCCTCTCCCAAGAAAGAACGTGTGTTAGGATAGCGCATCTCCCCCAAATTTCTTTTCACGATCGTTGAGGAAGGTCTCGTCATCCATGGTCCGAATTTTTATAACTTCTCTGCTGGCCGGAGCATGTGCCTTTGCCCAGACGTCGGGCGCTCCTCCGGTACAAGCGCCTTCTCAATCGCCTGCCGTCCAGCCTTCCGCGCCTCCGCTGGCGCAACAACAGTCATTTGATCCCGATAAGGTTGCTCCAAATGAGCCTGTGGTTGTAGTCCATGGCGTTTGCCCAAAGAACGCTGCCGTTGCGAAAACTGGTCCTGCTAAGGAAACCTCTGCCAAGGACACCTCTGCTAAAGACGCTCTGCCGAAAGACGATGCCTGCCAGACCGTAATCACCAAGGAACAATTCAATGCCATGCTTTCCGGGATGAGCTTAACCTCCCAGATAAATAATCCTGCTGCCATGCGGAATTTTGCGGAGAGTTACTCGCAGTTGCTGGCCCTGGCCGCCGCGGGCGAAAAAGCCGGTGCCGAGAACGATCCGCGCTTCCAGGAGTTGCTTAGGATCGCGCGCACCCGCGCGCTGGCGGACTCATATCGCCATTTCCTTGAAGAAAAATACAGTAACCCATCGCAGGATGAGATTGAGGCTTACTATAAGGAAAACCTCTCTAAATATGATTCCTTCAAAGTCGAACGCATCATCATGCCTTCAATCAATCCCAGCCGTACGCCAGCGGCGCGCGCTGAGTATGAAAAAAAGTTTCGCCAGTTGGCCAATGACATTCGCGAGCGGGCCGCCCGGGGTGAAGAAACGCAAAAGCTTCAGGACGAAGTCTATAAAACCCTGTCTCTCCCCACTCCTCCAAAGACCGATCTTGGCATGAAGCGCAGAGGCAGCCTTCCTGCTGGCATTGAAAAAGATCTACTCGCGCTAAGACCCGGTGAGGTAACCAAACTTGAGGCCGAGCTGTCCGGATTGAATATCTATAAACTTCGCAGCCGCGATAGCATCCCAATTGAATATGTCAAAGACGAGATTGTCCGCGATCTCCATCAGAAGAATATGGAGGCTGCCATTAAGTCCGTGACCGGGGGCATCCATCCTGACTTGAATGAGCAGTTTTTTGGACCGACGAGCGGCAAAGGCGGGCCAGCGCTGCGGAACCCTCAAGCGTCGGATCCCTTATCTCCCAGGGGACTTAGGCCGGGCGCTCCTATGAGCCCGGCTGCGCCAGGCGCGGCATCTCCAAATCCCGGCACGGCAACGCCGGCACAAACGCCTCCTTCACCTAAGTAAGTCGGTGCTCTTTTTTGACGGCCCTTTGGATGATGTGCGCCGTTTGAAGTAGCAGCAAACGCCGGGCGTGAGATCCGAGCGTTAGCGAATGCTGTTCAAGGGATGCAAGCAGGCTAGGATTTCATGATCCGCGAATGGTGAGGCTTCTAAATGGCTCAGTTTTGGAACGTGTTAGACCGTTGGAAAATTGTCGAGTGGGTGATTCTAATCACAGCTGTTATTGCCATTGAATACGTGCGGGGACTTGCTGAAACCATATCGATCGTTATTGCTGCTATTTTGTTGGTTGCGTTTTACAACTGGTGGAGACGAAAAGGTGTGTTCCGAAGGAGAACTTAGATAACGAGTGCATCGACAAACCAAGGTTCTGCAGGACCATTTGCTTCTTCTAGCCCTACGGTAGGGCATTGTGTGGAAGTTCCGGAATCTAGAAGCGTAGCATCCTGGGTCGGCAGCTTTGGGGGCTGGTTTACGCTTGCCGGGATTCAGAGTTGCCGCTCCTAAAAAATTGCTCTTTGTTAGTTAGTATAATAGGCCGGGCAGAATGGCCGGACGAAATGTTTGTGGCTACAGACGCCAGTAAGGAAGGTAAGGAACCATGAAACGACAGACACCAGTAACACGCGGAGTGTTTCTGTTTACAGTTTTAATTGCTTTCGCCCTTCCGTGCGCAGCCGGCCCATTCGGATTTGAAGCCGGGATGACAAAGGAACAGGTCATTGCCAAAGTCGGACAAAAAGCGATTAGACACGTTGATGGCGACGTCATGTTTCTTTCAATCGCTCCCACGCCACACCCAGATTTTTCCGAATATCTCCTAATGTTCTCGCCGCAGAATGGTCTCGTTAAACTCGTGGCGTATACGGATCACATTAAGACTAATAAGAACGGCGATCAGTTGATGGAAAAATATCAAGCGGTAAAGGCTGCTGTAACGGCAAAATACGGCAAACCGCAATCCTTTAACAATCTTGTGGAGGGAAGCATCTGGACAGACCCTCAGGACTTCACCATGTCACTGGTCAAAAGCGACCGCACGATTATGTCAGCATGGGAGTCAGGAGAGTCGGCCATCCTTCCTGATCACATCAAAATTATTGCTCTGGAAGTACAGGCTTTAAATAGCGAGACCGGCCAGATATCGCTAGGGTACGAGCTTGAAGGCTTCAGCGCATACGTCAAACAGAAGAAAGAAAAACAGAATTCCGTGTTCTAAACTCCCCTTTTTTTCTCTCGCTGCTAATTTTCTTCCTCATCCTCGTTACGTCGCCAACGGACCAGAGTTCCGGCAGATCAAAGATGAAGTCGGAGGTAGGCCAGGATTCGAACTGTGGGAATTCATCGCGGTATATGCCGGGCGACCTTTAGAGAGCTAGAAAAGTTTGTGCCCAACATGTACCCAAGCCGGTTTTTGATGACGTGTAAGATGTTGAAATATGGTGGCCAGGGACGGAATCGAACCGCCGACGCCAGCCTTTTCAGGGCTGGCTTCCTTGAACCACGTCATATTGAAACAGAATAACTTACTCGCCTAGGTGCACCGTGTCAGGTGCTTCCTTTTGGAACCATTCGGAACCAAAACAGGACGCTCGCAGGGCTTCGTCAAAAGTATCTGCTTCGCGCAATAGTGATCATCTGCTACGACTTCACACGACAAAACCAGCCATTCATTTGGCTGGAGGGAACCCTACCGCACCATGATTGACGACCGCAACAAGACGGGAATCACTAAAGCAGTCACCGCGGCTGCCGTCAGATACCTTGACGAACGAGGCTGCAAGCCGATTGAAACCGAGGTTACAATCGGCGATGCGTGGGTGGCTGATGTCGCGGGCGTGGTCGTACCGACTCAAACGGAATTGATTGCCCTGAAATTACTCAAGCGCAGGCCGAACTACAGGCACACCGAGTATCAGGCGTGGTACCGGCTTGCCGCCGGAATGCAGAAGCTGATGACGGTGCTGGTGGAAGTGAAAACGTCCCGGTCAGACTTTCGCGGCGACAAGAAATGGGCGCGGCCAATCCCTACCAATCTGGCGTATCTTGCTTTTCCTAGGGGACTATCCATCGGCATTGATGAAGTACCGCGGGGCTGGGGCATGCTGGAATACAGCGAAGACTCGGATTGTGTTAAGTGCTATCGCGTTCCAATAATTGTTGAGACCACCACAGAGGCGCAGCTTAGTGTCATCCACAATATTGCGGTGCGCCGCGACCATCTCACCCGCTACGAGAGCGAACGCAGATTCCGCAGAGAGATGGTAGCAAACCGGAATGAAGACGTATCGCGCACAAGGGTTGCCACAGCAATAAGGGCGGTCATGGCGGTGGTAAACGGTCATTCTATGTCCGGCAGAATCCCGCACTCTTCTGTAGAAGAGGCTTTGAAGTATCACGGCATCAAGCACGTATCGGGATGGGACATGGAGCAGCTAGAAAAGCTTTGGCGCCAGCAGGTAATAGGCTAAGCAGCATAAAGTTAAGCTAGAAACGGTCAAGAGAAAGCGAGACGACTTAGAAAGTGAAGTGCAAGTAGGCCCGAAGTGGGAACCCAGCATTTGCTAGTTGAAGTTTGTAGTTTTGAAAAATACAACTCCCAAAATAAAGGCGAACGAAATGAACTTCACCATGATAAATTCAACCCATAGCCGCCGTATCGGCTCTGGAGAATCAAATGAAAACCATTATTCGTATGATCTCGATCATGGTCTTAACCATGGGATTCTGCGCGACGGTAAGCGCTTCAGGGGACCAGCCAATCGAGCAGGCCGTGATCGCACCGCCGGCGCTGGACTGCTGCATTCCGCCGTGTCCGCCGCTCTGTCCTGGAAATCCGCCAACCGCACTGCAAAAATAAGTTTTCTCTGTGTATCGCACCAGACTATAGAATCCGGGCTGCCACCTCGCAATTTCCTCAGAAATAGAGGTACAGCCCTGTGACCATACTTTTCGAATTAGCTATTATCGCGGCGAATCTCGCTCTCTGCTCCGTCCTCAACCTTCGCCGCATCTATGAATCATATCCACGTCTGTATGGGTATGTTTTCTTTCAGGCGTTCGCGGCGGCAGCGTCTTTAATCGTCTACGTGACCCACTTCAGCGTTACTTACGTCATCACGTACTACATGCTGATTTTCTTTGGTGGGATCTGCGCGGCGATGACTGCCGGCGAGTTGAGCGGCAAGCTTCTGGGCCCACGTGGCGCCCTGCCGGCATGGGTGACGGCCAGGCTGCTTATTTTCATGGGGACCGGCATGGCCGCGGCCTTAACGGCGGCCGGGGTGTTCTACGCTTCCCGCGGCGGCAACATCACCCGCGCACTGATGACAGCGGAGCAGTGGATGTCCGGGGCTTTGTGGGTGGCGTTTTCGGTAATCCTGATTTTCTGGAGAACGCTGAAGGTATTCCGCCGGCAAACACGGGCCGCATCGATCTGCCTAGGTTTCGTTCTGTACTTCACGGTGTCTATATTCGCGGTCTTTGTCCGTGGCCATAAGGTACCGGCGGAACTTACGGAAGCCGCAAAACACGCGGGGATGATTGCGTATCTAATAATGCTGTTGTGGTGGACCGGGGTTCTGTTGATGCCTGCGCCGGTCTTTGAGAAGGCCACAGCGGAACAGAAGGAGCAGGTATTGGATGAGTTTGAGCAAACGCAGCAAGCGGCCGGCAGAGTCGCGATTGCGTCCAGGTAGAAAAAGGGTGAAGAGCTAATTCGCGCGCCACAGGATGAAAGCAAATGCAAGATCGAGACAATTCGCTGGTTGTTCTTATTCAAAGACTGGAAACCATCAAGGTAAACGGGGACCCTCAGGCAGAGGTTCGGGCCATCCGGGAGAAGTGCGACAAGGCTTTTCTTCCCTTTGCCGAATCGGAAATAGAGTTCATTGACCGGGACAATCTGGATGAGGCTGACGCGCACATCATTGCCCTGCATGAAGCGGCGTTTACGCTTCGCGCCGACTGTGATAATCTTTTGCGTTCCAACGCATTAGAAGAATCAGCGCTGTCAACCGCCGCCACCACGATCATCGAGGCGTTTGTTGACTGCCGGGCCCGCATTGAGAACATCTATATCCTGCGCGTGCCGGAGCTTCTGGAGGCGGTGGACGCGGTTCTATGAGTGCAATGGCAGAAGCAAAGTCACCGCCGGATTTGGCATTCGTGCGCCAGCAGATTGAACGGCTGGAGCAGGAGTTGGCTATTTGGCGGGCGACGGAGCAGGGGCTGCTGGCGGTGAAGGCGGGCGAGTCGTCGATGGGGCTTAAGGGGAGATTCAGGAACCTTAAACCCTGGCAGGCGATAGAGGAATTCCTGAAGATGCAAGGCAGCCCGCAGCCGCGATCTGTGATCATCCGGGCTGTGATCGAAGGCGAAGCCAAACTGGGTGTCGATAAAGAAAAGAGCATTAACCAGTCAATTACCGCGAACGGGCAGAGCATCAAGAAGCCAAAATTCAAAGAGCCAACTTTCGATCCCGCGGTGAAAGAGCAGAGCCCTTCCAACCTGGTTGGCCTGGCGAGCTGGCCCAACGAAAAGTTTAAAATCTGAGCCGCAGGCCTTAGAGATTGATTCCCTGCTTATTTATTTCTTGACTTCCCTTCCAGAGTAGCTGGTATATTCGGCACAGAACCCCACAACTCAAGGCAGAAATCGGGTAGTTTCCCCGACGATGTAACCGGACGGCGCAGGTGCATACCCAGGACTCTCAGGGAGGGAGATCATGGACCCGTCCACCGCGAAACTCACGCCTGAAACTTTCCGCAAAGCCCAGCAGCAAATCGTTGATCGCATGGGCGACATCGAGATCCCGCCTGAATCGGTTCATTTTCTCGGTCTGGGTGATCTTAACCTGCCCGGCGAAGCCAGCGTCCCACCCGAAATAGCTCAAGTAATCAAAGATCGCTGGCACTGCGCCACGATGTCGATTGAACGGTGTGATGCCCTGGAAGCACTATGGGCTGCGGTTAAAGACTGGCGCATCGGCTACAACAGAGCTTTTACAGAAGCCTGTGAAAAGCTGCGGAAGCTCGAAGCCGATCCGCGCGACATTGATCCGAGAAACCAAGCGGATGGGTGCGTATGATGCCGCAACTGCTGGCGCATCTGACGCGGCGCTGGCTGCGCATAAACGCCATCCCGAAAAAGACGGACACAAAGGGCTGACGCTGACCGGCCTGCTCAATTCCCTGGATGGCTTCATGGCGAAAGATGGCTCGATTGTGTTCATGACGACGAACCACCCTGAGTTACTGGATCCAGCGCTGGTGCGGCCGGGACGCGTGGACTTTGAGTTGGAATTCAAGGAAGCGACGGCAGAGCAGAAAGCGCGGCTGTTCAAGCGGTTCTTTCCCGGCGCGACCGATGCGCTGGCTTATAACTTTGCCGGCCGTGACGATCTGCGGACCATGGCAGAAGCGCAGCAATGGCTGATTCAGCACAAAGACGATGAAGGTAAAGGGGAGGAAGTTAATGGAAAACGAGACCTTGAAACGATTTGTTGCAGCAACTGGCGAAGCTCGGAAGCTTATCGCTGATGGCTACACGGATGTGCAGGTGTGCTTAACGACGGGTGATCGCTTCATACACACAGCAACGACTGTAGCTGACGAGCCAGCCACCATCATTTTGACGGCCAAGAAAGAATTCTGAGTGAAGGCACGCGAGATCATTCCGGGCTGGCCGCGGGGAAGAAGCACTGATATTCACGGCATCCCGATCATCGTTAATTCTCAACTTGCCGCCGGCACGATTGCCCTGATCGACAGGAATACGCGGCATCCGTGGATACAGGTCGACAAGATGCAAACGCTGGTGGATGCGATCGATGATGACTTCTTGCGCCGCTGCGGAATAGTTACCGGGCTGGGGTCGCATGGCTGACCGCTATCGCAAAGGCGAAAGCGAGCGCGTCAACCTGAACTGCAAAGTTGACGCCGAAACCAAGCTTTACCTCATCAACCTGGCCGGCGAATTTGGCCTGGGCCACGCCGTGGAGCAGATCGTCCAGCGGGACAGAAAGCGCAACCGAAGGCCAACCAAAGCCCAACAACATTTTGCAACTCCGTGACTCATCTGCGTACAGTCACAGCAGCACAAAGCTGACAATCTATCTCTCCTTCTCTGGGAAGTAACGTATGTGACCCGTCGCGAGGCGGGTTCGTACGCAGCAAGAAAGCCTACAGTGCCGGGGCCAAACGGCGCACCTGCCCCACTCAATGAACATACCTGTCTCTACTCCAACCCAATACAGCGGACGCGATACAGTTGGCGTCTACCTGCCCAATAAACAATTCAAAGAAAGCTGGCGCCTGCCCAGAGAGTACGCGCGCGAGCTCCGCAACATGAACATGGCAGATTTTATGAATCACGCCCGCGACGTCCGGCTGAAGTTCACGCCTGATCCTCGGGACATCGTTACGGGTGGCGGCATCGGGCCGGATCAGGCGATTGGATTGAATCACAAGAAGCTCTGGAACGGCGTCACCATCACCAGCCCGAAGCGCACCAAGACACGCTGCATCCGCGGTGTAGAGAACGCTTGCGCGGCGATCACGAATTACGTTCCACCGGAGATGAAACGGGCCATGGAGCGGACAGGTGGCGCGTAACTTCCGGCCGTGCCCGAAATGCGGCCACGTGCACGACCGCGGCTACTGTCCGGCCAGGGAAGAAGAGCGCCGGCGCCCAGGGTACAAACCTGAACGGCAGCGGCCTGCGCAACGCGAGGTCACACTGGCGCCGCAGATGGGGCCGCAGAGATGAGCTCTCCGGGTATGGCGATTGTGGGTAAGAAGCTGGACAAACGCGAGATCGGTATTGGCTTTGGCCGCGTGCTCACGGTGTTGATGACCATGCCGGCGGAACTGCTGGCCAAGGTGATTGAGCGCAGCGAGCAGGAAACGCTGCATTCGCCGGAGCAACAGGAATTGCGGGCGAAGCGGCTGCAGGCGCTGAAAAAGGGTTTGTAGAAACTTCTTGCCGCGGATCAACGCGGATCAGAAAAATATCCCTACAGGAAGTGAGGTCGGCAATAATTAACTTGACTAACCAAAATGACAGCCCTTACAATCCCGCTTGAGCGGGAACCCAGACAACACATCGCATCAGGGAGAGCACCCGCTAAGTCCATCATTGGCCGTTGCAGCAGCCGTGTCAATCTTGGTCAAGGGGAAATCTTGATCGCCCTTCGTGCATATTTGGACAGTAGCGGCAAACTGGAAAACGACTACCTGACTCTCGCTGCTGTTGCGGCCACAGAGCAGACGTGGCAGGACTTTGAAACGGAGTGGGCCAAGATTTTAGACGGCCACACGCCGAAGGCAAAGTATGTGCACATGCGGGAAATAGCTCACCAGACAAAGGGCTTCGACAGAAAACTTGGGTGGGATGATAACAGCGCATTTGGCCTGTCGAACAAATGCCTTATCCATATGTCACGCTTGGACAAATTGCGTTTCAAGATGTTCTATTGCGCCATTGACATGAGGGCGTACCACAAGCTGAAGGCACAGAGCTACCTAATACCGGAGCCGATTGAGTTGTGCAATCAGTTTTGCTCGGAAGCTGTCTTGATGTGGTGGCTAGGTGACTATCCCAAAAAGGTAAAGGGTTGTTATCCAGATGTAGTTGACCCGATGGCTGACACGATCAGCTACTTCTTTGATCGGAACGAATACTTTAAGCAGCCATTTGAGGACAAGTGGAATGCCGAAAAGGATCGCGCCGATAGAACGGGCGAGTGGAACATCTGGCAGAGAGTGAAAGAAGTTGCCGCCGTCGATATGAGGGATGTCCCCGGCATTCAGGCCGCTGACATCGTTGCATGGGCCGTGAATCGAGAGAACATTGTGAAGCACGGCAAAAAAGCCAGTTACTTAGCTCACATCATGCGCCAAGTAATTCCTGCCTGGAGCGTGGTCTGGGACGAAGAGAAATTCAAGAAGCATTTCACGCCATTCCGCCCAAGCGATCTTCGCGGTCTATAATGTGGATTACTATGACCGATCAAGACATGCACGCAATCGCAGGCAAGGCGCGAGCTGACTACACTAACACGAAAAAGGAACTCGCCGCGCTGGAAGCGACCGCTGCCGAGCTTGCTGGACTTGCCGAAACACTACATGAGGCTCTACTGAGTCCTTCAAAGATTCAGTTTTTTACCGGCACACCAATCGTCGGTAGTGGATGGAAGATTCTCGCCGAAGGGCTATTTCAAAGACTCAGCGCCGACAATGTAAAGAAGCTTTCTGAGGACATTAGGCGGGTCACTAAGACGCGGGATGCACTCAGGCAGCGAGTGAAAGAATTGGAAGGCGAGGACCCGGAGAAATGAAGTCCAACCCAAAAACGACCGCTGAATACCAGAACTTTGAGAATGCTCTGCGGCACGTTGTCCAGGTTCCGCATTCCGAGATCAAGGCCAAGCTGGACGCAGAAAAAGCAGAAAAGAAAAAGCGCCCTAAGACTTCGGGCGCTTCCCGCGCTTCAAACGATAAGGATTAGAAACACGTCGCATCGCCGGTCTTGCCGGTTAATTCAGCGAACGTGAGACGCTTCCCGGCAACCTGAGATAGTGCCTGTTGAAAGCGGTCGGCATCTGTCATGTTGCGGTCTTTGGTTGCGCGATTGTTGAAGCGGAATACTTGCTCATCGACGTAGCGGTCAAGGTGAAACGGCTCAACCGCAACATAGGTTCCACGTAGTCCACGTTTCAGGAGCGACCAGAAATTTTCAATTCCGTTGGTATGCACTTGCCCATCGACGTAGCCCTTAACGTGATCGATAACGTCATGGGTGAAGTTCTCAGCAAGCGCATATTTGTAGCTCGGAAAATCGTCGGTAATCATGTGTGCGCCACCTTGCACGTTGTCGAGAATCTTCTCTTGCAGAGTGACGCGCTTCACATCGGGGATGACCATAGCTCGAACCTGACGCATGTTGCGGTCAAGCATTCCCATGACGATAGTTTTTCCGGGAGCGCGGTTATTCTTGCTGCGGTCATTGCCAGCGATGGCGAGAATTCTTGCTCTGCGGGATTTGTGCATACGGCGCGGATCAGGGCCGACAAAAGTTTCATCAGCTTCAACAGGGCCACCTTCGCTTCCGAGTTTAGAAGTGAAGCCGTTTTTCAGGGCTAGTCTCAGGCGGTGCAACATGAACCAAGAGGACTTCTGAGACACCCCAAGGTCTTTACCGAGTTCGTAGCTGCTGATTCCATTTTTGCAGTTAACTAGCATCCAGAGTGCAGGGAGCCACTTGGTTAGAGAGAGCGGCGAATCCTCAAAGATGGTGCCAACCTTAACCGAGAACTGCTTTGAGCACTCACGGCACTTCCAGCGCTTCTGAGTGTCAAGCCAGTAGTGCTCAGTATGTCCGCAAGCTGGACAGGCTGGTTTACCATCAGGCCAGCGCATATTAGCGACGGCATCAATGCAGATTCTTTCATCGCTGAAGTATTTGATAGCGTCCTGCAAGGTCTTTGGTTGCTGTAACTTGCGTTTCATGTAAGCAGAATAGCCCAAATAGTTTGGTTAGTCAAGTTAATTATTGCCGTGAGGTCTGTAGGAGTGCTGGAGCCAGGAAGCCCGGAGCATGAGCCGGGCTTTTTGTTTTGCCTATGAAGAAACTAGCCAAGCGCGTGGAAATCGAAGTGATGGACCGCGATAACAGGCGTGTGATTGCGCGCCGGCGCGTGGTGCCGGATCGCGGCATGCGCTTCAGTCCCGCTGGCGTCGACAACATTCTGGAAACGTTTGTCGAAGACTTCGACCAGAAGAACCCCGGCCACAAGTACCGCATAGCGGAACTGATGAAGAACGGCTGTCCGGTATTTAAGTTTGTGTGGGACCCGGCGTATCACATGGCAGAGCAACTTCAACAGCTTGAGGCTGCGACGGCGTCGGCGTGAACTCAGTCACGGTGGTCTTTATCGATGGCAGCAACAAGGACTTCGCTGCGGCAGTATTAACGCTTAGCGATGCGCAATTTTGGCTGGAGATCCTTGACGGCCAGGGCAACAGCGTGGGACTCATCCCGCGAGAGCAGATTCGCTACGTGGTCACGAATTTCAACACCGCGCCATAGGAAGCAATTAGCAGTTAGCACTTGGCAATCAGCCAAAAACATCTAAATGAAAACCTCTCTTCGAAAGCTGCTTACCGCAGTCATTGCACTGGTGTGCGCGATCCAGGCCCACGCGGGATCTATCACCGGAAACATTCAAACTGCCTCGTCGGGCGGCGTCGTCAATGGCACGCTGACGTTCACGCTGAACCAGGTGGCGTACGTTTCTGGCTCGGCGCAGGTCGTGGCCTCGGGCGTGAACTGCTACACCTCGAGCGCGGGCGCGATTACGGGCGAACCCGATCCGCTGGTGGCGCCGGTACTCAGCGTGAATCTTGGTTCCGGAACGCTGGCGGCTGGCACGTACTTTGTGAAGTACACGATCTTTGACGGTACGGGCGAATCACTGCCGTCGCCAGAAGCGTCGATCACGCTGGCCAGTCCAGGAACGTTGATCGCTACGCCTCCGGCGATTCAGCCTCCGAACGCTACGGGCTGGCGGGTTTACATATCGGCAACGACCGGGACGGAGACGCGGCAATCGTCGCTCACCGGCTTTGGCGCAAATTATCAGCAAACCGCGGCGCTCGCCGTGGGCGCGGCACTTCCTGTTACCAACACCAGCACATGCTCCATCCGATTCACGGATGAGATGATCCCTTCGACCACGTACTACACCATCAACATGGTGAACGCCGGCGGATCAAAGATTGCCGGGTACCCGATCAGCCAGGCGCGATTCTTTGGCGGGACGAATGGAAGCGTAAACGTGTCGACGGGCTGGCCGGTAAGTTTTGGTGGGGTAATCTGGCCGAGTCCACTGATGGCAACGCCTCCGGGGAACGCGGCACAGAGTATTGCCGGGCCGCTGAGTCTGGGGAGTTTTGGGTTTACGGCGGGCAGCGGAACATTCAGCGGAGTTGTGACGGTAACAGGAGCATTCACGGCGGCTTGCCCCAAGAATATCGGCGGCATTCGATATGCCTGCAATTACGTAATTGGTTCTACCACGTGCGGCGTGCAGGAAGCCTATAACGATTTGCCCGCATTCGGCGGCGTGATTGTTATTCAATCGGGCAATTGCAGTGCGGCAGGATGGCCAGTCACGATTCAAAAGCCTGTAGTCATTGAAGGTCAGGGAATGGGCGGCCCTTCCGATCCCGGAACAAACGCGACCATAGTTGCTGGCTCTTCGTTAACGAATACCTCAACTGGCAACAGTTTCTTTGTCATTTCGCTTGGCGGTGGTACATCCGTTGAAGGCGTAACGTTCCGCGACTTTGCCATGATTGGCAACAAGACCGTGGGCGGGGCTACGGCGGGCGACTGCGTAGATATTAACGGCGGAAGCGGATCAACGCAGGTTCGCGCTCTCAGTTTTGAGAATATTCAATGTAATCAGCCCAAAGGCTCAGGCTTTGTCATCAAAGATAATGCCTTCATGATTAACTTCCTGAATGTGCATGTTGATCAATCAGGAAGCCACTGCTACGTTCTAAAAGACGGAGTAAGTTCTGGGGTAAACAGCCAGATTCACTTCCTGCAATCAACCGCTGACCTGTGCGGTGGCAATAATGCTTCATTTAATCCCGGCACGGCAGACGGCTGGAATATTTCTGGAGCAACGTCTCGCGGAATAGACATGGTCGCATCAACGGCTGCGGACTCCAACAACGGCATCAATGTTGCAGCGGGGGCCGTTAACACCCAACTTCATGTAACCAATTCCGATTTTGAAACCAATACAACCTGCGATGTGAATCTAAACGATGGCTTCGGACATCTGCTTACGGGAAATACACTGCTTGGAACTAGCGTTGGAGCAAGGGGGCTTTGTACAGCCTTCCCAGTGGGCGCGGCCACTCAGTTAACTCAATTCATTCTGATTGGCAATAACATCAACGGACACACGGTTCAAGATGTAACAATAGGGGCCAATACTAAAAATTGCGTTATCTTCCCGCAGGCCCAAAACAATTACTCATACTCTGATGCAAGCAACAATTGCGTTAAGCTGGATTCTAACAACGGAGGAGCTCTTACAATTGCGGCAGCGTCGGGTTTCCTGCCCGCAACTAACGGCACTGTTCCTCTTGGGAGTGCGGGGCTTGCGTGGTCAGATGTGTTCACTTTCTTTGTGGACGCAACCACCTATCGCCCTCGGGCAACTGGTCATCTTTTAATTTCAGATACGGCCCCAACCATCTCTGCTGGCTTCGGCACGGGAGCGTCGATCGTCGGCAGTAATGGCTCAGCGTCTTTTGCCATCAACGTAGGAACCGGCGGCACAGCGAACAGTGGAACAATTGGACTGCCGACATCGTTTAATGGGTGGAATTGTGACTGCGAAGATCAGACAACCACGTCGGTTACCGTCAATCGCTGTAAACAAACTGGCGGAAGCGTATCAACAGCAGTCATTGGTAATTTCAACACTACACCCGCTGCGGCAGCTTGGGTGGCCAGCGATATAGTGGTAGTTAAATGCCTTGCGCGGTGAGAATGAAAGCAGCCTGATCGCCTTGTCCTGAATCATTGAGAGATTTGGCCTTTGCATCGAATCGCTTCATATCGGCAGCGTCAAAATACCTTGAGAGATGTGGGCGTCCTTCAGCTAATGGGATGTCCTTGCGGTATAGTTCGCTTCCCCAAAATTGGAAAGCCCACGAATCATTTTTAATCGTGGCAACTTCCAAGCCTGCTATTTCGGCGGCTTTTATCATGCTATCGGGCGTGTGAATGACCATGTGCCTCGGCGCATCTAGTTGGACCCAGTTGACGCCGTAATGTCGCCATGCCCAGCGAGCCACGGGAATACGAATCAGACAGAGGCCACCGGGAGCGAGTTTTCTTTTCACTTCGGCCAGGGTGCCAATCTGATCTTCGATGTGCTCAAGGGAATGGTGAAACATGATGCGATCCCATTGGCCGGTCACTTCGGCAAGGGATTTCTTCTGGCAGTAGGCGCTTTCCTGAGACGTAAACGGATCAATACAAAGAGCGCCGGCGAAACCAGCGGTAATCAAGTCTTTAACCTGCTGGCCATTGCCGCCGCCCACATCAAGAATCCGCATCTCTGGACTCAGCTTGAGGGTGTTGATGAGGTTACGGGTCACTTCGGGAAACAGGAATCCCATAGTGGAGCGCAGCCCGGCGCGGACTATCGCGTGGCGAATCACGGATTTTGCTTTAGCGGAAAAGCCGCCTTGCAGGGTAAAGCTGTAATAGTCCTTCGGGTAATAGGGAGAGAGATCGTGCGGTGGGTTGGCTAGAGTCAGCGCCCCGCAGCCAGAGCATTCAATATAGGTGAACCGCTCACGGAGTCCAAACATCATTTCGCGGACGGAATGAGACTCATGGGCGGATGAATTGCAGAATGCACAGATCAACGCGGCTTTTCCTTTGGGTAGGGGCCCGACACGGCTACTCATTTCCGCATCGGGCCGGTAATGCACAGAAGGCGAAATTATAGCACCCTGCAAGGCCAGAGTGCGGGAGAGCCGTTCATTTGGGAGAACTCTGAATGTCCCTCTCTTCAAAGACGACGGGCGGGGCCGCCACGGTCCTCGGAATAAGGAATATGCCAATCGACACAGCAACCGCGAAGACAGCGCAGACAATGAGTTTGGCTCTCAGGCTCAATCGCGGCAGAGTTTCGCCTTCCCCTGCGGCGACGATGCGCTTCTGTTCTGAGAGCCACCAGAGCGCGGCAACTGCAATCAGGCAGCGCAGTATGGCTTGCGGCAAAGAGCTAAAGAAGACGGCAGAGGCTACACCGCTTCCTTTGCTTTCAATGATAAAGAGCGGACTTAAGAACTGGCTGGCTGCCGACGTGAGTGGACCTACAAGCGAAATACCTAAACCGATGAGGGTGACGGCTTGCAGCAAAATCAGCAATTGCGCTAAAGACGTTCTTTTCATAGCGCCCGAATTCTACCAGTTTCGAGGTAGAAGCCAAGTAGTTTCCCGGACGAAGCTTTTGCCGCAGACTCAGCACACCAGGAGCCCACAACCTTGAACCTGCTCGGGATGTTTATCCAGGCACTTTTGACCATCGCCATTGCCATAGGCACGTGGTTTCTGCATCGCGCCACGCAGCGGCTTGACCGGGCGGAACATACCAGAGTGAAAGCCAATCTCTGCTTTGACGACCTGGTGGAACGCAAACCCGAGATCCAGCGGCATTATGACGCCGTGATGAGCAAGAACGGGTCGTAATCCGTAGACCCAGACCAATCTCTCAGAACCAACTTTAAAACTCAGGAGCTTAAACGACATGACAAAGCATGGATTCGCATTCGTCCGTTCGCTGGTGGCGATGCTGATGATCTGTTTGATGGTGATCAGCACAGCGCCGCCGGCAGCGGCCCAGAACTTTCCGAACACGCCTAAGGCGTTCTTCGATGCCAGCGATTACAGCAAGTGGCAACTGGTGGTCTACGGCAGTGTGGCGTCGGGCGCCCAAACAGTCCAGGTCGGCTATCCGGGTAGCACGGCCAGCAACTTTACCCAGACCCCCTGCACATTTACCGCAGTCAACGGGCGGACATTCAGCCCAATTGCGGTCGGTGTGCCGTTGACTATCAGCGATGCTACCTCGGAGACAGTGACACCGACCGCGGTAGTCAACTCGGCCGCAGGGTGCAGCTTTACTGCTACGCTGGCGAATGCCCATGGCGCCGGAGCGCTGGTAGGTTCCGGAACTTTCGGACTGCAGGAAGCCATCCAAGATGCACTCGCTATGGGAGGCGGATCGGTGATGGTGGACCCGTTCTGGTCTGGCACTGACGCCATGATCAGCGCTGCGCTGCCATTTTCCAGCGTGACCATCAAAGACACGCGCCGGGGAGCGGAACAGGACTGGAACACTATGCCTTCGACCACCACCCTGCTTGCAGCTCCTACTACACTGACTGCACAAGCAGCTTGCGATACCACGCACACGTTCTGCTCCGATGCAACGGTGGTGGGCTCGGCCTCATGGGGTGGCACGGTCCATGGCTGCATTACCCTGGTAGACATCAACGGCAACGAATCTCCGTGCTCGGCTGACGCCAGTTTTACCTCAGTAGCCAGCAAGGCGATTGACATCGGCGCTCCCGCATCACGCGCTGACAACGTAGTGGGGTGGAAGCCGTATCTTTCAGTAAGCGCCGGATCCTATGCGCAAGCGTTCTCGCTGCCGTTGCTGACTCAACCCACGGTATTGCTGGCGGCTCCAGTTTCGGCTGGTGTCTGCACTCTAACCACTCTGGAAACCACAACTCCGGCTTGCGCGATCGCTAATACCCTTTACGGGCAGGCGGCATCGACTACCGGTGCGGCTGGACTGTTCTCTAAAGGCGGAGCGCAGTTTACCGGCTTCCCGGTAGTTACCAGCACTCTGGCCCCTGAGATCGGGTCGGTATCGGCGCTGCAGCACAATCCCAACGAAGAGGCACACGCCACCTATGCGTATGTGCCAGGAAATCGCATTGGCATCCCGGGAGTACAGGCGATGCACATCGTGTTTCCAGTTACAGCGGCGGCACAGACGACCATCGGCGAAGTCGAAGGGAGTATTCCGCTCCCATCCAACTTCATGAACTATCTCGGGCGAACGATTGAGGTCTGCGGGTTGATCGTTAAGACCTCGACCACCGCCGATACGGTTGATCAAATACAGGTATGGTGGGATGCGGAAGGATCGAACGTTACAGCGGGAACTCCGGTGCAGCTCAGTTCCATCAGAATTACCGAAGCCACAGCGTTAGCGGCCGCGGCAAACTTCCACTTCTGCCAGCAGTTAACCACAACCGTAGCCTCTACTTCGGCCACTGGCGGAACCATCACGCCGGGAACTGGATGGGCGGCCGTCAGTCAAGTGGCGGCGGGCGCTAACCCATCTACTGGATCGAGCAGCTTAGTGGCTGGCGTTGGCTCGCTTAATCTGGCCCTGCCGGCCCACCTGACAATCGAACTGGTCCATACCACGGGCACCGATGGCGCCGGCAGTACGTTGCAGGGAGCGACCTTAAGAATCGTCAACTAAGCGACTCACTGTGATGAAGCTCCTGAGAGTCATGGCTGCGCTGTCATTGCTGGCGATGGATGGCAGCGCGGCTGTGAAACAGCAATCGCAAGTTCACTTTGTGCCGCCTCACTGTATTGAGGTGGACGGTTTTGGCAAGCCCTGCCGTGCCGCTAAATACGGCGGCTACAACTGCGAAAAAGTACACATCAGGATCAAGCCACTGCCGGAGTGCAGAGAGTTTGATCGTCAACATTTTCTGGAGATCCCGCGACTTTAAAGGGTTATGACCACAACGCTCAAACGGGAACACATCCAGACCATGATTGACCGGCTTACGACTTTCCGCCCGGAGCGAGAGCCCGTGATCTACAGCCATCCGATTGATGCTCCATTTATGGAAGCAATGTTCAACGGAAATAAAGACTTCGACGCAGTTTACAGGTTGTGGTCGGAATGTAAGCGCAAGTACTTCATGGGCGCAAAGCGGAACATTTCCAAATGGGGGCTACAGCCACTGGTAAAGCAATATAGCGACCGGCTGGATTCGCTTACATGACTGGCCTGGTGTTCATGCTGTGGTTTCGCGGGGTGTTCCTTCTATGAAGTGGCGCGACGAGTTGTGTCAGAACTCCGAAGGAAGAGCGTACTTCATGACCGGGATGGACATCTTTGACGACGAACTGGACGAGGCGTACTGCGGGATTGAAGTGGTGCACACGATCATCAACGCCTGGGTAAGTTTTGGAGCGAAGGTGGGCACGGCATGAACATTGACGAGCGCACAATCTACATTTTCGTACGCAATGAATTGCCGGTCGAGCAGCAGATTGTCCAGGCGAACCATGCCGTGTTCCATATGGCCGGCGTCTACTTCAGGAATTTCGGATGCAGCGCCATCGGCATCCCGCGGGTGATCGTGCTGCAGGCATTAAGTGAGAAGTCCCTCAACAAGGCGATTGGGAAGCTGCGGGACGCTGGTATTCCCAACCTTCAGTTCATCGATCCGGACAATCCGCAGTTTGGCACGTCGGCGGTTGCGACCGAGCCATTGACGCAAGAAAACAGTTTGCCACTAGCTAATTACAAGCTGTGGCGTTATTCCCCGCCTTCGGTTGCTAGCGCTGAAGTGGCCTTGAATGGTCAGCGGGGAGCCAGTTTCGTAAGTACATCGCAATCGGCGCGGACGATGTGTACGGCAGAGGCCACAGGAATGTGGCCGTTTAACGCTCCCGCAGCTCCGGCAGAGCACTTGCCATTGAAGCAAGAGGTCGGTGGTGAAAATCCATCCGGGAGCTCCATTTAAATCATGACGTTTCAGCAGTCGCTTGATTGGGCGACCTGGCTGGCGATGAAACTGACAAAGCTTGTCCCTGCGGTGATTCCAGAATGACCATAGACGATCTGAAAGACAAAGCCCGATACTTTGCGCGCCTTCATGATCTTAATGGCGCTCTTGTCTGTGCGGTAGTTGAGCAGGAATCGAACTGGGCGCCATGGGCCATCCGCTATGAGCCTGCGTTTCAAAAGCGGTACGTCGAACCTCTTGCCCTGGGACAAACAGAAACAGTTGCGCGCTCAATCTCATGGGGACTGATGCAGCTCATGGGTCAGTCAGCGCGAGAGATGGGATTCAACGCGAAGATGGCAAGCCTCTGTGATCCAGATACGGGCCTGGACTGGGGATGCAGACACCTGAAAGCCAAGCTGGATGCCCACGGCGGCGATGTGCGCAAGGGGCTGCTGGCATGGAATGGCGGCGGCAATGCGGCGTATCCCGACGAAGTGCTGGCCAAGATGGAGAGTTACACGCAATGAGAATACTTCTACTGCTGGCGCTTAGCGGCGCTGCCTTCGCGCAATGTGGAGTGGAACGTACCGACGTGAAAGACCTGCGCGACAAGGCGACGGTCGAGATCCACATGAAGCCGGTATCGGCCACGGTTGGCGAGATGCGGAAGCTGAAGCCGCCGGTAAAGATTGGCAACACCCTGCCGCGGCAGGACTCAGAGAAGCAGGTCTATGAGGTCGTAGCCGACATCATCGGCTACAAGCATGAGGCTTTTAACAAGAGCACCAACTCCGGCGACGGCGATTACCACGTTGTATTGAGCACACCCGGCAAGCCGAAGCAAACCATGATCATGGAGATTCCTGACCCCTTATGTGCACCGGGGAACTACAAGGAAGCGCTCACGCAACTCCGCGCGTTCATCGATTCGCTGGACGGCAAAGCATCGCCGACATTTAAGACTCTGGCAAATCCGGTGCGCGTGAAGGCCAGCGGGGTTCTGTTCTTCGACAAGATTCATGGGCAAAAAGGGGTTGCACCCAACGGAGTTGAACTGCATCCCGCGCTGGAGATCAAGCAATGACGCTGCTGGGTAAGGCTGAGAGCGCAATAGCTGCTGAATTCGGGCGGCTGGAAAAACTAGCCGGCAGACCTCTTTACCCGATCCATTGGTATATCGCGGAAGTGGACCCCGGAAAGCTCTATCGTGGCTCCTGGCCAGACGCTAAGCACCTGAGCGGGCTCAGAGCGATGGGAATTACGACCGCAGTCAATCTATGCGCCGAACGCTCACAGGATGCGGTTGTTCGGGCGGTTGGAAGCGTGGCGTTCAACATTCCGATAATCGACAACACAGCGCCGTCCAATAAGGACGTAATGGAATTGCAGTCGATCATGCAGGCGGCGCGTGAGCCAGTCTTCATCCATTGCGAGCAAGGGCAAGGACGCACTGGCTGCATGGTGGCGGCTTATCGAGTTCTGGTGAACGGATGGACGCCTGAGAACGCGCTCATGGAAGCAGAGCATTTTGGCCTAGCCCTGCAAAGTCAGAAGGATTTCATCTTGGGGCTTGGTTGCGCGAAGGAAGAGAGGATTGAAGGATGAACTTTGTACAAGCTATCAATGCGCTGCACAACGTGATCTGGGGCGTTTTCCTGACGATCATCTTCCTGCTTTTCTTTGGCCTGCGGCTGAGACAGCAGGCGTTTCTCGCTCCGTTGGTCGATGCCGTCAACCGCGTTTCTATCACGGTATGGATGGTGCTTATCCTTGCCGGTGGCGTCCTGCTGACCTGCTGCGGACAGAAAGAGCAGGGATCGAATTTGATTGTCGGCGCGTTCGCGGTCCTGCGCGCTCCCACCAAGGATGAGGTTCACGCGGCCGGAGTCGCGGAAAGCCCAAAAGTTTAGTTCCACCAATTCAAGAAGGAGATTCACAGGATATGTCTCAGCAATCGCAGCAAACAATCGTTACCTCAGTCGGAGTTGGACTGAAGCTTCTGCCGTTCTTCATGCGCAGCCTTGAAACGCTGTTTGGTAAGAAGACCGGCCAGACCAAGAAAGCCGCGGCGCAGGAACTGTTCAATGCCGCAGCTCTGGGAACAGCCGCAGGTTTTGGCGTGGTTGGAGACCAGAGGACTTCGGACATGATCAATCTATTCCGTCCGGTGGTCAGCGCGACGATCGACGAAGTAGCGGGACAGTTGTTCCCGCCAGCGCCCCAGCCCAGCTTGCCGGCCGCAGCCAATACTGTTGGCCAGGCTGCTGATCAACCGGACGCGACGGCGAACGCTGTCGGCTAACGGCATCTCGTAACCCGAAGTGAAATTTCCATGGCCCCTTGTGATGAGGGGCCAACTTATTTCTAAGGAGAAAACACGATGAAGAAGACCGTATTCGTATGCATGATCGCCATGATCCTGATGATCGCCGGCAGCGCCGTGGCGCAGGATAACCGCGCCGACGTTTTCCTGGGCGCAAGCGTTACCCACAACGGCGCTCTGCCGCACAGCTTCAAGGGCGCGCTGGGCGCATTGGAGAGCGGCGCCAACATCCCTGGAGGCGTGGCTGAACTGTCAGTTAACGTTAATCGCTGGTTCGGATTGGCCAGCGACCTGAACTTCTCCCACAACGCCACACAGAACCAATTCCTCTTTATGGGCGGGCCGGAGTTGTCCGGGCGGTTCAAGCAGAGCCGGGTGTTTGCACACGCGCTGGTGGGTGGCGCCTACGAAGTGCAGAAGCTTAAAGGCTTTCATCTGACAGCGCTGGCTGATTCCAGTTTTGCCTATGCCCTGGGCGGTGGCTTGGATATCGGGGTGAGTAAGCGCGTGGCTATACGGCTTCCGCAGGTCGATTACATCTACACCGAAGCCTTCCACGGGTCGGAGAGCAACATCCGGGCCGCGGCCGGTTTGGTGCTGAGGTTCTAGAAGATGCGCGTTGTCGCCGGCCTGGTAGTCCTGGCTTTCCTGAGTGTCTGGGCGCGATCCGTGGATACCCTTCCGCACGGATTCACCAAACACGGGGAAGCCTGGACCATCAGGTATGTCGGAGTAGTGGATGCCGATGCGACGAACGACGCGGTGACCTTCTGCGCCTTCAAGCGCGTGGATGTTCGCAAGGACATTCAAGGGCGGGAACTGGCAAAGGCTTTGCTGCATGAAATCATGCACGCGCTGGCTTGTGACGGCAGCTTCAAGCAAGACCAGAAGTGGAACAACTCAGGCGACAAAGACGACGGCGAAGACGGACACGCGGGAATTTACTGGGGATCCGGCGAACTGCTGGCCTTCATTCAGGACAATCCGCAGTTCGTAGAGTTTCTGGTGACAACGAAGTGAGCCTGACGGCTGAATCATCACAGCCCTTGCAGAAAGAGGGCGTCAACCGAAAGCCAAAGAGAGCGGTCGATATGCCTTACAAATCTGACAGTCAGCGCCGATTCTTCAATGCCAATCGCGACAAGATGGAAGACCAGGGCGTGGACGTGGACGAATACAACGCGGCCAGCAAGGGCAAGGACCTGCCGGAGCGCGCAAGCAAACAGAAGCCGCGGCGCAGCTTCGGCCAGCGCCTGGCGGACAGAGGGAAATAATGGCTCATCACCCATACCTTGAGTCCCGCTTTCCGCGTTCGCTGGCGCTGGGACTGGAGTTCGTGGCCAGCAAGGGCAGCGATGCCTTCCACCTGGCCTTTGACTCAGAGGAAGTCCGGGCGAAGCTGGGCGAGGCGAAATTCAACCAACTGATGGGCGGACTTAAGGAAGTGATGTGTTGCAACCATCGCTCGCATCCTGCCGACCATCCCGACGAAAGACTGGCGGGAACGGAAGTCCACTGCATCTGGGCAGATGACCTGGAAAAGTTTCTGGAGGCAAACTAATGCCGGCACAGCGACAGATTGCTCTTAACGGTAGCGGCGGCGCCATGGTGGCGATTGTCTCAACCATCCCGGCGCGGCGGGTGCGGGTGCGTGAAGACGAAGCTGCCGCAGCGGTCGGCTTGCAGTACCTGTTGCCCAACGATAACTTCACCCAGCAATACGTTGTGGGTGTTCCTGGCAGTCCTCCAGCCCCGCAGATCGACCTTGGCAATTCCGTGGGGCAGGGGAATAACCAGGGGCCAATATTGGGATGGCCCGCCCAGAATATCGGCGGCGCAACCGCGCCCTCTGCGGCTACCACCTATCTGAAGGCAAGATCCAAGGCGGCCGGCGTAACGAACGTGAACGTGACAGAGGACGAATAGTGTTGCCATTGCGCTGGCCCTGGACCTCCGCAGCCCGATTCGACGACATGCTGCGCGAGAAGAATACCCAGCTCGGTCAGCGGGACAAGCGCATCGCGGATCTCGAGCGCGAAACCCGGCGCATGCATGACCTGATTTACAAGGCCAACTTCGGAGTGCAGGTGTTCGACACCATCCCGGAAGTGAAGCCGGAGCCGGAAGTCCCGCTGACGCCGGAGCAGGTATTCGAGCAGGAAATACGGAACGAAGAGCAGCGGCGCAAAGATCGGATTGCATGGACGAAGCGGCACCGGCCGTCACAGCTTGCGGATGTGCTCGCGCAGGAAGGCCAGTCAGAGCAGGTGCAGGCAGCGCGAGCGGCGCATCCGGTACAGCAGATTTTTGAAACGGCACGCGGACAGGTCATCGGCAAATACTGAAATCAATGGATTGCTTGAATCCGCGCAACAGAACTTGGATTACGCGAAAGCTGACGGCAATAGCCCTGCCGATAATTGCTTGATCGACTCAGTCCAGAACCTGATTGACGCTCCTCGAACCTACTGGCCCAAATAAATAATGGCAACCTCGAGCTTTAATCTCCGGCAGCCGCAGTCACCCACACCGGCCAGCCAAGAACCCAGCAAAGACGCGCCCTCTAATTCCACCGGCCAGGACAATGCCCTTTATAAAGGCATGCAGCCGGGCGATGCGACCAAACTGATTGAGCTCTCCAACCGCATCCGCGACCGCTGGCAGCCGAAGCTGCGCGCCATCCGCGCCAAGGTCCTCAAGAACAAGGAGATGCTAAAAGGCAACCACTACACCGGGGTGTGGCCGGGAACGCTGAACCAGTTCGACGCCTTTGACGAGTATTACAACTTCGCCGGCTCCCAGAACAAAGACAGCGAAGACCGCTCGATGGACCGGCGTCCGCATAACTTCTACCAGATGGTAGAGAAGGCCTACCGCTCTGCGCTGCTCTCGGTTCCCAAGGTGCGGTTCATGCCGGCCAATGCCGACGACGAATCCGACCGCGAAACGGCAAAAGCAGGATCCCGGGTGGAAACCATCATCGAGCGGGCGAACAAGGCCGACACGATGGTCGGCCAGGAACTGATGGAGCTGTTCACCGGCGGCTGCTATTTCAAGTTCAACCGCTACGTGGTGGATGCCGATCGCACGGGAACGCACAAAGAAACGGTCTGGCAGCTTACGCGCACTGACGTGCTGCCGGCGCGGTTTGTCTGCTACAACTGCGGCGCCACCACGCCGGAGAATGAGATCGTACAGAACCCGCAAGGGCTGGCATGCCCGCAGTGCGGCCAGCCTCTGGGCCAGGAGAATTACCACGAAGACCATGTAGACACTATCCCGATTGCGCAACAGAAAGACGATGTTGCGAACGGCATGGTGATCCAGACGGTCTACGGCGCCATGAACGTTGACGCCGACCCGGACGCGGCGACGATTGACGATTCTCCGCTGGTCAATGTTGCCGACGATGTAACCCTGGGCTGGGCGCGGACAATCTTCCCAAAGCTTTGGGACAAGCTAGAAGCGGGAATGACATCGGGCGCGTCGGGCGAGACGATGGACCGTCAGCAGCGCGACATGCTGAGTTCGCCGGCGGGTGCTGGTTCCGGGCTGCGGACTACTTCAAACGAGAAGCTTACCTACAATCGCACATGGTTTCAGGTAACGGCGTTTGCGGAGATGGACGACCGGCCTACCTGCGAGCGGCTGCAAGAGCTTTTTCCCAAGGGCTGCATGCTAGCATGGATCGGCGAGATGCCGCTGTTCATCAAGCCAGCCAAACTGACCAAGGAACTTACCTGGTGCGGCACTGAAACCAAAGGCTATGGCCTGTATCCGGCGCCCGCGGGTGACCCTGCGGTCCCGATTCAGGAACGCATCAATGATGCCTATTCGAAGATAGACGAGTACTTTGATCGGCTGTGCGCCGGGTTCCTGCTGGCCAATGAGGGAATGATCGATACGCAGGCCATGAACAACAAGGTGCTGCGGCCAGGCGTCTTGAATGGCATTGCGCTCAGGGCGGCACATCAGATGGCGGATATCCAGCACGCAATCTTCCAGGTCAAGACGGAGATCGACCACGCGATTTTCCAGTACGTGGAAAGCCTGAAGCACGATATGGAGCTGCTGGTGGGAACGCCGCCGCAGTTGTTCGGCGGCAATGGCGATCCGAACATTCAGACTGCGACCGGCCAAGGACAGCAGTTGTCGACCGCCAAGAACAAGCTGGGCCTGATGTGGAAAGGACTGCAGACCGAGCACGCGGAAGCGGCCGAGAATGGCGTTGCCTGCGCCGCAGAGAACATGACGGAAGACTGGTTTCAGGTGGTCACCGATGAAACCAAAGAAGCGCGGAACGAGTATGTCCATCTGGACCAGATGAAGGGCTCAGTACACGCCGAGCCGGAAGCCGACCAGGGTTTCCCGATGACATACTCGGAAATCAAAGACTGGTTCGAGAACCTGATTACGCAGAAAGATTCGATGCTGCTGGACTGGTTCTCAGCCGAGCCCAAGAACATCGACACGTTTATCCGGTACATGGGCGTTCCGGGGCTGATAGCTCCGGGAGCGGCGATGCGGTCCAAGTCTCTGCGCGTGATAGCGCAGCTTGTAAGTTCCGGGCCGATCGATACCGGGATGCCGGATCCAGAGACGGGAGAGCCGTTCCTTCTGCCTTCAGTCATGCCGCAGAAGTATCTCGACGATCTGGACGCCTGGCAGAAGATCATTCCGGCGTGGGCGCAGGAACACTGGGACAAGCTCGAAGGCAACCAGCCAGCCGTAGACAATCTGGTGGCGTTCTATAAGTTGTGCGTTCAGTTTGCAAAAGAAAAGATGGCAGAGGCGCAGATGGTCGCACCGGGTGGAATGCCTCCGGGAGCAATGCCGCCGCCGCAAGGACAACCTCAACCGCAGCCAGCGATGGCATAAGGAGAAATTTATGAATAAAGGATCAGTCGTGCTTTATATCGACCGTGCCAGCGTCGTGTTTGCTGCGCTGGTGGTCGGAGTTAACAACCTCAACCCTGAAGTTCTGGACGTCGCCTACTTTGACCCCAAGACCGATGCGCTCAAAACCGAGTTTGGCGTTCCGCACATGAGCGACGATTCGAAGAAAGAGACGAATCCGGCGCTGCCGCAGTACAGCTTGAATTGCTGGAAGCGGCTGAGCGAAGAGCACCTGGCGCTGCCAGTGGACCATCCAGCGAATGACCATCCCTTTGAACAGAAGAAGCAGGATGACAGCGGCCGGTTGATTGCGAAGCCAAGGCCGGAGTTCGACAAGCATGTGGCAGAGCACAATGCCGAGCCCGACGTGACCGAGCAGCTTGACGCTGCCGGCGATCCGCCAGTGGTGGAAGAGCAGAAGCCGCCCGCGACCGACGGCGACTAATTTACCAAATTACCGAATTCAGTAATCGAGGCTCAGCCCTAAGCGGCTGGGCCTTTCTATTTCACCGCCAAATCGGCCTGAGCGCCGAGGAAGGAAACGAATCGTCATGTCTGAAGTCATCACACCGTCCGCACCAGCGGCCCCATCAGCTCCGAGCACTCCCGCACCGGCAGCGCCAGCGAGTTCTGCGCCTACTCCATCAGCTACGCCTACGCCAGTTTCTACACCAGCGTCAACGCCAGCAAGTAATCCCTCTGGCGAACTGTCGATCCAGGACAAGCTACGCGCGGGATGGGACGAAGCTAAGGCTTCCGTGCCACTGGAAGAAGGCAATGGCAGCGCAGCACCAGCCGAAGTGCCTGCTGAGGTCCCGGCAGAAGTGCCGGCAACGCAGACGGCGGAACAGATTGCCGAAGCAGCCGCCGCGGCAGAGCAGCAAGACCCGACCGCTCCCAACGCTCCGACACCGGAAGAACAACAGGCAGCAGCGGCCGCAGCCGCAGAAGTCCCTGAACTGGACGATGGCACAAGTCTGGGACCGCAGGAATTCGCCAAAGCGATCGAGGCTGACCCGGCCACCAAAAAGTTCTTTGACGATAACCCTGAACTCAAGGGCCAGGTCTTTGGCGCACTGCGGAGAGACGCGGAGAACCGCGAGATCCGGCAGATTGTTCCCGATGTTGAAACCGCGAAGGTGATGGCACAAGGCGCTGCGACGTGGCAGTCCACCGACAACCTGTTCCTTGGCGCCACGACCAAAGAAGGCGCGGGAAAGTTTCTGGACAAGTGGACGCAGATGGCCATGTACACCGACGACAAGGGCCAGCCGGTCCTCGACGAGAAGGGCCAATACAAGTTTCATCCCGCGTTACTGAACACCTTCAATCACATTTTCGATAACCGGCTCTCTGTGCTGAGGGCCAAAGCTGAGTCAACCCAGAACGAACGGCTCTTAGCCGCCCTGGACATCCTTGAGGAGGTAAACGCGCCGTCCTCCCCGGCGTTAGGGGAAGTCCCGGAAGAACTGAAGCCATTCGCGGATTCACTCAAGCAGCGCGAGCAAGCCGTGTCGGAGAAAGAAAAATCCGACCAGCAGGCCGACATCAAGCGCAGGACCGAAGTAAATACGCAGTCGATTGAGCGCGCGGAGAAGAAAGCTGAAGACTCCATCGTTGCCCAGTTGCAACCCAAATTCAAAACCGCCGGACTTACGGAGTTCGAGCAAAACGCCGCAATGGTGAAAATCGGCCAGCTTGTTGATCAGAAGCTGGCAGAGCTGGATTATTACCAACCTGCTCTTGATTCGATCCTCAGTCGTGCACCAGGCGAGACGCGGGAGAAAGAACATCTCGCGCATCTGCTGAAGTGGACGAACCAGATCCTTGGCCCGATCGCGGCGCAAGTTATCCGCGAAGCCAAGGGCGGCACGCTCACCCGTCAGGAAACCCGGCAGGAAACGCGCACCACACAAACCGCCGCCTCGAACACCGACCCGAAGACTCGCTCTACGACACCCGCACAACCGGCACCTGTAACCGATCCGAATGCGCTGATTGCCCAGATACGCACCGAATGGGCCGCGGCGCACCCGAACGAAGAGATGCCGCGCGAGCACTTGATCAAAGAGCAGATGAAGCGGAGCGGAGCGTTCGCGGCACGGAAGTAAGCGCTTTCCCAGGAGACAAGTTTCATGCCGCCTCTAACAGCAGTACAGGCTCTCCCGTTGCAACTGGAAGCCTTTGCCCCCAACATTGCCAACACCGTTGATACCGATGGTGAACTGGCCCGCCTGCTCGGCAACGGCGCCGGCAAAGCAACCCGCGTGTCTCTGCGCTCGTTCCGCGCGCGCCTGAAGACCGCAATCGCTTCCAACCCGCAACAGATCGGCCTTGACCAGGGCTCGCTGCCTAACGGCGTTGGCAACAAGTACGACCAGATGTTGCTCACTCCCGTCGCGTGGACCCTGCCTATCCAGTACAGCCAACTGGCGCAACTGGTGGGCGAAGGCGATGGCGTTGCCACGGACAACGCGGTGACCGACACCATCTCGGACATCGTGGAAGAGGCAATCCGCTGCCGCGATATCTGGTTGCAGACGCCTGGTGACGGTTCGATCGGCTCGGTGGATTCGACCACCGGCGCGAACTTCATCAACCTGCGTTCGACCACCACGAGCACAATCGATGGCCGCGGCGCGCATCTGGGACAGGAACAGCAGACCGTTCAGGTCATGTCACCGGCGTACGTGCTGCGTGGAAGCTGCACCATCCAGAACGTCTTCAAGGCGCTGGGCGGCACACAGCAGTTCCAAGTGGACGCGATTCCTCCGGGCACGGTGGCCGGCGATTTGATCATCGTTGGCGGCGCAACTCCGGGCGGACCGCAGTTTGTGAACGGCATCCCGGTCTTCGTCAGCACCTCGACGGCGGGCAACCTGTACGGCATCAGCCGCGCATTGCCTTACGTGGTGGCGAACGGTCTGAATCTGTCGAATACGGCGCAGGTGACCAAGCCTGTGTTCCGCATCTTGCAGAACCAGATCATTCAGCGGCTGGGCAAGAAGGGCCTGAAAAACCAGTTCTACCACACGCATCCGTCACAGTTGCAGGCGGTGGAAGAGATGGCCTTCGGTGACAGCTATGTGCCCCTGGATGGCGGAAAGGCGGGCACGTACGATCCGCTGTTTGCCGACTTCACCCTGAATGGCAGGAAGATTTACATCAACCAGCACGCCGACCAGACGCGCTGGGACCTGCTGCTCAAAGAAGCATGGAACACCATCAAGTGGGGACAGGGCCAATTCTGGTTCAAGAACCGCGGCAATCAGATGATCTTCCAACTGGTGGATCCGACGACCGGCACGCCGACCGTGCAGGAAGTCATGTACTGGGTCTGCGCCGAGCAGTGGTACGTGAACAATCCGATGGCGCAGGCTGCGATCACCGGCGGAAAAGTACCGACGAACAATTAAGCAATTAGCAAGGAAGCAATTAGCAATTAGCTAAAACCTGTCAGGGTCTGCCGCATTGGTGGGCCCTGAAATTCTGGAGGAAAGATGCACAACGGTTGGATCGGCGTAGACCTAGACGGCACGCTGGCGCATTACGCGGGATGGAAAGGCCCGGAGCACATCGGCGAACCAATCATGCCGATGGTGGAACGAGTGAAGGGATGGCTGGCTGAAGGCAAGACGGTAAAGATTTTCACGGCAAGAGTGTATTGCCCTCCGGAGCCAACGCAGCCATGGCTCTATAAGAAGCTCGCCGAAGGTGCAGTTAGTGCACCCGCAGAACTGGAACGTATTGAGAGCGAACACAAGGAATGGCTCAAGCGTTGGAATGAAACGATGAACGCCAGGTCTTTTATTCAGGTCTGGTGCGATAAGCATTTTGGTGCCGTTCTCGATATCACCTGCACCAAGGACTTCGGCATGATCGAACTCTGGGATGATCGCTGCGTACAAGTTGTTCTCAACACTGGAATCACGATCAGCGATTACCTGAAGGCGGTGCAGAACGCATGACGAACCGCAAACAGAATGCCCCTACCCTTGAGAACGCAAGCGATGCGGAACTGAGAAAGCAATTCGCGATGGCGCAGCGCTTTATGCGCGTTGATACGGTGAAGTGGATTGCCAGCAACGAGAAATGCGCCAGCCTGGTGATGCACCCTATCGCCATCATGGCGTATGAACAACTGGGCACGATTGAGGAAGCGGCGCCGGGAACTCCGGTGAGCCCCGATCCTGATATGCCCACCATCACCGTCAACAAAAAGCCAATCATGCAGAACCTGCAAGTGCTGCCCAACCAGGTCAATCTGGTGGGATACGACGGCAAGGTCTTTGCGTCAGTATTTATGTTGGGAACCATGCTCATGACCGAAGACGTGAAAGGAAGGAAGCAGTAATGTCAATGACCAAAACCGATTCTATTTTGAAAGTCACCGACAATCGCCTGAGCGCGAGGAAACAGGACGAGGTCACCGACGCCAACCTTCCCGTGATGGTCCGGGCCGCGCATCTGGTCACAGAAGCGCTCAATGTCGCTGACGACCTGGTGGCAATTAAAGCGCGTCCCCTGGGCGACAAGATACTGGTGTTGCCATTGCCGCCGAGCGAGCACTATTCCTCCATCATCATTCCGGAAGAGGCGCGGGCGGAACAGACATGCGGCATCGTGATTGCCGTTGGCAGCGGCTACATTGAAAACGGCCTGCGGGTGCCGCTGGAAGTGAAAGTCGGAAACTACGTGGTCTATACCAAGTACTCGGCTATGCAGATCGAGATTGGCGGCCATCAGGTGGCGCAAATCCGCGAAGAAGACATTCGCGTGGTGGTCGGCTAAATGAAGCAGGTGAAGACCGGCAGGCTGAAACGCCGCGACCTGCATCCCTCGATCGCCATCCCGCCCAAGCTGCTGCGGAAGATCCTGATTGTGGGTGGGACCAATCAATACGGCGAACCGCTGTACCGGCTGATTCTGGCGCAGGACCGCTATACCATCGCGTCGGGCGAGTGGAACGAATGGCCAGAAGACGCCTCGCTCGATGACATCTCAGGCCTGGGCATCGGCGAGATGCGCGAGATGGTGCAGGAAAAGAAGTGCGTTGAGGAAATAACCGAGTTCCTGCAATCGCGCCTTGCGGTCAGGCCGCGCAGCGTGACGCTGGGTCTGAAGGAAATCCCTGTGTACGGCTACGAGGGTTTCGTGCTGGAGAAATGGAAAGCTTCGCACACCTATGGCTCACCTTCCGAATGGGAAAACTACAGGTTCAAAGGCGAGAGCGTTCTGGGTCCGTATCCACAGCACGGCGATTACGAGTACTGCGCCGGGCCTACGCCTTACATGCTGACAGAAGCGCAGATTGCTGAAGCGATTCGCTTTGACATGAAGCAGATCGACGAGCGGCCGGCCAGCGCAAAGCAACGTGTGCTGATGCTGTTGCAGCGGCGCGAACTGGCGTTACAGAAGAAGAAGGCCAATCGCAGGAACATGATCGAGAACCTGATGAAGGATGGTCCGCTGGGGAACCTGCGTAATCGGTTGAGTCTGGGCGCCGGAAGAATCAGGCAGCAATTAGCCGACCAGGCGGGACTCAAGGGCAATTACGGAAACTGACGCGAAATTATTTACACCCCGTAAAATTTTTAACCACCTGTAAAAATTCGAGCACCCAAATCCACAATCCGGTCTAAGCGCCGGGCAATGGAAAACCTATAACCACGAACGCCGCCTGAGCGCGGCAAGGAGAACCTATGTCTGAAGAAACATCATTACCTATGCCGGGCGGTCCACTGCCCTCCACCGATCGCGTGATTCCCTATCAGGGTGGCGCGGTGCGTCTGTCACCCGCGGCGCAGCAGACATCGAAGGCGGCGGAAGAGTTTGCCAAGGCCAATCCGATGCTGGATGCATTGATCAGCGCGAAGACAGCCGAGCAGCGCAAGAGCGCCAACCGTCTGGACGACAAGTCACAAAACAGCCTGAACGATTTGCGCGCGCGCATGCGGTCAACGCCGGCGAAAGCGGCCACGGTCATCAATCTGCATCCCTGGGACCTAATGTTTCCCTCCGGTATCAGGCTGCTGCGCGGCATCCAGATTCCGGCCTGCCATCCCGGAATGCCCTTCGCGTACCACCACATTCGTGGCTATCGCATGGACTGGGAATACAACGAGGACGGAACGCAGAAGTTTATGGAGATTCTGCCAATCACCCTGGCGGCGCAGTTTGTGCGCGAGTTTTCCGATCAGCACAACGATGGCGGCGGCGTGATTGTCTACGAAGGGGATGGCCATCCTGACAAGATGGGCGAAGTTGAGGTCTACGATCCGATTGGCCGCGTGCAGACACGCGAAGTTCCGGGCGTGGTCTTTAACGCGGAAGACCAGGAAGAAGCGGCGATGATTGCCGTGCCGATCAAACGCAAGCTGTCCGAGTTGATTGAGGAAGCGCGGCAGGTGCGCAACCGCATTTATCTGGACAAGTATCGGCGGGCTTACCGGGATTACAACCTGCCCGGCGGCAAAGGAAAGTTTCTGGTCACGCCCAAGCACATGCTGATCTCAGAAGTGCTGCTGTCCGAAGGGCTGATTGCAAAGCTTCCGGATTGGAACCCGGGCGACCGCTCGGACGAAGGGCTGGAACAGGACAACTGCAAGGCCTGCGGAACGCCGCGGCGCAAGGGCGCATACAAGTGCCTGAGCTGCAACAGCATCCTGAATGCCCTGGAAGCGTTTAAGGATTACGCGATCGAGTGGGGACATGCCAAGTTCGACGCGCTGACTTCAGATGAGTACGCCGAAGCCGAAGCAATTTATGAAGAGCGCGAGAAGCAGAAAGCCGAACGCGGCAAAGCCAAGAAACCTGCTGGTGGAAAGACTGAGACGAAGAAATAACTTCGTTTCGCAGGTGAACGACAGAGAGGCGCGGCCGGAAACCGCGCCTCTTTTAATTTTCTTATGAAAAACGTATTTCAGACAACGTTCGGTGTACCCACTGGGAACTGCTTCGGCGCTTGCGTTGCGTCCGTGCTGGAACTGGAAGAAATACCTGACATTGACCCAGCTATTCCAGACGAGGAAGAGTGGCGGCAACGCTGGCATAAATTCTTTGCTTCGATTGGATATGAGTGGACATGTACGACCTACGATGAGCAAAACTGGGGGCCGTGGCCAAAGGGCTATTCGGTGGCTCACGTTTTACTTGCCCCGGGCATCCTTCACGCACTCGTGATGCACGACGGAGTGCCAATTCATGATCCTCTGCCCGGCTCTCCATTCTTAAAGCTGCCGCCCACAGAGCAACGCAAGCACACCATCGAAGGATATTCGCGATTCGAGAGAATTGAAGCTACCGCCAATGGCACTTCTTAGCGACATCATCAGCCGCGTGCAGTTCATGCTGGATGACCCGGAAGGTACGGGCGACGGCGATCCGGACTACATTACCGGCTTCGCGCAAAACCAGTATGACCGGCTCTACAACAAGCTGCGCGCCAACGGCCACAACTTTGACCAAGTCACGATTGAGCTGCCTGCGGTGGCGGCCGGCATACCTGATCTTGGCGTGTATCAGGCTCCTGGCGCAGTGCTGGCCCTGATGGTGCAGCCGCGCATGGTGGAGTGGAAGCTGCCGGGACAGGATGCTTCGAATTATCTTGAAGCCTCCGGGCCGCTGGACAAGCTGCCGGATATTGTTGCCGGAATTCCGCAACTCAGCGCATGGGCGTGGATCCGGCGCAAGCTGCAGGTGAGCAGGTTTTCGACCGCGCTTGATCTGCGAGTCACCGGGGACTTCCTCTTTGACCCGCTGACCGACGGCAATTCACCGATCGAGATTGAGATTACCGCTAACCCAGTTCTCTCATATTTGATGGTTCGAGCGGTGGCCAAGGCGCGCGGACGCAGACAGCTTGTCGTCGATTACGAGGAGGAAGAGAAGGAAACATTCGATGACCTCAACATCGCGCTGACCAAGGCGAATCTTTCGAAGAACAGGCGCGTGGGCAGAATGTCACGCAGAGAGACCGGAAGCGGCTTCACTCTACCTCGTCCGTAAGACCAGTCCTTAAAACCAATTTCAAAATCCTTCAAGGAGCACAGCAGATGCCAAATACATTGCAAATTGATGATTCCTACACAGATGGGCGGGTGAGGCTTATCCGCTACAAGGTCACCCTCTCCGGCGCCTACGTTCAGGCCGTGCGTCTCTCTGCTACCGGCGAGGTTCTCAACCTGAATGGCGCCACCAACCCCAAGAACGTGGCGCAGGCGCTGTGGGGAAAGGACGGGCCGACCCGCGTCTATCCGCTCAATGGCTTCGGTGGTTTCGGCGTGGAGATCATCCAGGGCGCCGACAACCTGCATCCGATATTGAAATTCTTCGGCACGACACCCGGCACCGAGTTGGCCGCGGGCGCGTACGCTGGCGGCGTTACCGCCGATATTGACACCTACGTTGAGGCTATTGGCCGGGTAGAAGACTAACCCAGTCGATGAACTTTACTGACTGGCAAGAAGAAGCGATCACTCGCTTCTCAAGCCTTGTAGAACAAGACGATCCTACTGCCCTGCCGCTGGGTGTGGCTGCGGTTGCCCGGAACGTAAAGTACCATCTGACGTCTGTCCGCACGCGCGACGGCATACGCTCAGACTGGGGCTTTTCCACCGGCAACCTGAAGCAGATCACCGGCCTTGCATCCTTGAAGCTGGGCGGGAATCCCGATACCCAGATACCGCTCGTCTACGACCAGGGCGGCAATCTGAAAGTGGAATCCCCGGTGGGCAGTGGGGTGCTGGTGCCAATCACCAGCGCCCAGGTCACGCTTCCGCAATTCAGCCTGCAGGCAGCAGCGGCGTACAAGAAGGCGTATCTGGCTTTCACCGACCTGCTGAGCACGCAGGCCGCGCCGGCCGTTCTGAATCTTCAGACACTCAACCTTGATCCGCTGTCAGCCAAGCCGACCGGGGTTCCGTGGTCTGCCAACACGGTGTACCAGGTGGGCGACACGGTCACGCCTTCGACTCCGGTGGGCGGCAATAGCCACATCTACCGCTGCACCGTGGCTGGAACCAGTGGCGCCGCGCAACCTGTCTTTCCCGTGACCGAAGGCGGCACGATCGCTGACAACGGGATTACCTGGACCGAGACCACTCCGGTAATGGCGCAGACGCTTCAGCTTCTGCTGCAAACTGCGCCGACGGTGAATCGCGTTGGAGCTGCGGGGACATTCGCCGCCGCCCGCGACGTTTACATCGTAGTCACGCTTACGAATGGCAACGGAGAATCTGCTCTATCGACCATCTTCATCTTCCTGAACACAACGCTGAATGACGGTTTTACCGTTGTCTCGCCGGTACTGCCAACATGGGTGCAGCAGCTTGCCGGCGCGAATGCGGTGACAGGCTACAGCGTTTACGAGGCGGACGTGGCCCACGGCAACGCGGCGCCACTGCCTACGGCGTTCAAGGCCTTTGGCGGTCTCACCGCCATTGGGGCAAACCTTACCGTCACGACGACCGCCACCGGAGCGGTTGTCCCGCAGGTGGATAACTCGCGCATCGTACCGGTGGGCAACATCTGTTCCGGCTTGCGCTATGCCCTGGTGCTGGGCGTGAATCGCAATGGCTACATTACCGGAGTGGCGCAGGCCGCGATCGTCAGCTACAACCCGGCTTCGAGTCCGGGCGATGGCCTGCAACTCTACATGGCCCATCTGCCAACCTTTCCCAGTCCCAGCACCGCGGCGCGCATTGTGGCGCTGACTCCGGCGGGCCAGTTGAGTTCCGCGGCGGGCAATGGGATATCGAGCGCAGGACCGTATTTCTGGATCTCGCCCAACTTCCCCAACGGCATCTTTGATCTTTCGACGATTGCCGCCGGCGTGACCGTGGCGGAAGTGGTGAACGGCATTGCGATGACATCGACGCTGATCAATGACAACACCACAACCTCGGCGACATTCAATTTCACCGACGACTATCTGAAGCTCACGCTGAATGACGTGTCTTCCTACTTCCGCAAGATTCAGGTCCCGAGCGCGGCCGACGTGTACTACTCGGCCAACCTGAAGCGCATGTTCTACGCGGCCGACACGCTCAAAAGCGGCTGGTATGTTTCATTGCTGGACGATCCCGAGTCGATCTACGGCGACACCAGCATCATGCAGGTAGCGCAGGACAATGGCTTCAACCGCGTGGCCATCCGCGATTACAAGACCAACACTTATGCCATGAAGGAAGATTCGGGCTGGCTGGTGAGCCCGTCGGCTGACAATCCTGCGGACTGGCTGCCGGTGAAGCAGTGGAGCGGCTCCGGGCCATGCGGCTTCCGCGCGGTGGATGTCTGTACCACGTTCATGGCGTACGTGCATCGCTCCGGAGTGTGGATCTACAAAGGCGGCGACCCGCTGCTCATCAGCCTGGAACTTCCCATCACGTGGACAAAAGTAAACTGGGCGGCGAAGCACACCATCTGGATCATGATCGACGACGAGACGCGCGAGATTCGCGTCGGCGTTCCTTACGGGCCGAACGTGACCGAGCCCAGCCTGGTGCTGAAGTGTAATTATGAAGAGTCGCCGGACTTCGGCAGGCCCATCCACTTCTCGCCTTATATCGGCAAAGAGATTGCAGCCGGCACATGCTACAAGTGGTCGATTGACGACATTGCGGCGAATGTCTGTATCCGGGCGGAACGCAAGCTGGTGAATCCGCCTCCGGACATGGACCTGGCGACGACGCAGAGCCAGATTCTTTTTGGTTCATCGAATCCTGACGGCGTAGTGAGCGCGAGCGTGCCGTTTGTGTTCAACGACAACGGCATGCCCATCAATTCAGTCTTTGAGACGGTCTGCCCGGAAGAGTTCCTGAAGCCATCGCAACTGGGTGGCGTACAGGCCAACGTGGACGGCCAGGGCGTGAATCGCGCGGAAGTGCTGGCCATGCGCGCGAAGGACCCATCGGACGGCCCAAGCGCTGACCGGCGGCAGGTGATAGCGCTCAAGAAACCACTGATTGCCGGAATTCCCTACGCCTGCGGCGCGCGCGGGAATTATGAGAAGTACCGTCTGCGCGTGAGCAATGGCAACCAGAAAGACGTGTGGTTTGATCTGAAGTGGGCTGCTATCTATGCGCGTGTTACGTCCGCGGCGAGGCACGGATGAGCGGACTGAGAAGCTATGTCGGCGCGTTCACCGGCCAGCAGCAGCAGTTTGTTATCGCCCTGGACCAGCATCTGGACTCCATCGCGGTCAACGGTGGCGGCAAGGTTCCGCGCTTCGTGGATGATCCGAACCAGCAGCCGACGCAGACAGCGCCGCCGCCGGCGTGTGCGTTGAGCGTGATAGGCATTGACGGTAAATTCCGCTGGATCATCACCAACCCGCAGAACGTGAATCCGCAGTCGGTAGCGCAGATGCGCGCCCAGCTCGCCCAGGGCATGAACCTCAACGGCGCGGTGATTCTCCACAATGTGCAATCGGCGACGGACAGCAATTTCAATAATTCTTCGAGCCTGCTGGACTACGGGATTACCCCGGATGTTTTTGGCCAGGACCAGCGGCCCAACGAGACCCGCTTTTTCCGGGTGCGCAGTTCGTTCGATGGACAGAACTTCAATGACTGGCAGATTTTTTCGTCGGCACAGACCTGCGGGCCGGTAGGCGTGCAGAGCGGGTTTATGCGGTCGCCTTCCATCGCGCCGCGGTCGCCGTTGAACAGCACCAACAATGCGACGGTGGATTCGGTAGTGGATGGCGGCACGGATGATATTCGCGTTTATGGCGCGGGCGGCGTCGGCAGCGCCTTCAGCCGCTTTGACGGCCAGGGCAACGCGATTTCTACCGCTGGCGCAATCATCCTGGGTGCGGCGCAGGACACCGACTATGCCGTGGTGTGGTCGACCGTGAATCTGATGCAGGCGTTCCCCACGGCAACGCAATACCTGAAGACGATTGCGGACGCTCTGTTTTATATCGCGACCACGCATACGGTGAAGGCTGACGGCACCGGCGGCATACCTGGTGGCGGCGGCACGACCGCCGGCGGCGGGGCTCCGGGGAGCGGATCAAGGAAGCTGCCACAGCTATGATCCACGAAAAGAACACGCTTGACCCGAAAACGCATTCCGTCACCGTGGAACTCTGGGACGATTTCGGGCACGCGCAAACGGTCGTACACCCGACGCATACAGCGGTGGAGGATCCGGCAAAGCCTTTCCCTTTGGGCAAGGTCAGGATTGTCCCGTACGATGCCGGCCAGAAGCTTGAAAACATACGCCACATGATGCGTGAGCGCGAACTGGCGTTTCTGGCGCATTGCCTAGAGAGCGGACACGCGCAGCATCCGGCGGTGCTGGCGCATCCGGACCATCCTGAGAATCTGGGCAAGGCGGCAGCGGCGGCGAGCGTCGACGAAAAGGATTGCGGATGCGGACCGAAATAGTCTGGCGTCCGGCGGTGGCGGAAGATTTGCCGCGCATCATGGAATTGTGGGATGAGCAGGAAAAGCGCTTTGCTGGCACTGACGTAAAGGTTGACCGGCCAAAACTGTTCTGTGAAGAGGAAGACAGCCAGGCGTTCGCGCCGTACTGTCCGCCGGTGATTCGCGTGGCCGTGGCGGAAGAGGACGGAGTGATCAGCGGCTTCAGGTACACCGAAGTGGTGGCCGAAGTGGCGATCATTACCGGATCGAAAGCGGTGATGGAATCGCTGGGCACGGAGTTGACGCACGAAGCGCAATGGGCAAAGTCGCGCGGATTTCGCAGCGGCTGGGGACTGGTGCCACAGCGGTTTGCCGTGGCCATGACGCGGTTCCTGAAGCGATATCCGCATATCAGGGTATGGAAGAGCCTGACGCCGGTGGGAATTGATTTCAGCGAGTTGGGGGACTAGATGGGCCGCACTGAATCAAAGCAGGTCGTAAACCAGGGCACGCAGCAATCATCGCAGGACCAGGCCAACGCGCAGAAATCGCTCAGTGACACCAATGCGTCGATTGGCGATTACAAGGCCAATCTGGGCCGGTTCATGAACTTTGGCCGCAAGACCTACGGCGAGGGTGGCGATTACCAGACCACACAGAACACGTTGGCCAATACAGCAGCAAGTGCGGGACATACGGCTCTGGAGGGCGATCTGGCCTTGCGGTCGATGCGGACGGGCGAGAATACGTCCGGCTACGCGACGGCAGCAGGGGAAGACAGCAGGGCGCGGCAGCGTGACGTGGTGAATGAGATGGCAACGTCGAATGCCGAACGCCTGAGAAATCTTTCAGCAGTGGAGCAGTACGGCGTGGACGCTTCGAAGGTACCGGCAGAGATTCAGGCAAGCTTGTATGGCACTGGGATCAGCGGAGCGAATGGAGCGCTGGGCAATGCGGCGGGCGCGGCGAGAACGCCGGGATTCTGGGACACGCTGGCTCCGGCGATCGCGCAGGGCGCAGGTACGGCCGCGGCGGGCTTCTGCCCATGCGCGGGCTCGATGATCCGCATGGCAGACGGCTCAGACAAGCCGATTGAAGAAGTCCGCAAAGGCGATTATGTGTGGGCGCTCAGCACGTCGGCGCCGCCGAATCCGGTGCTTGAGACTCCGCTGTCGACCGTGGCCAGATCGTTTGCGATGGCAACCGAGGGTGGGCGCAGGCATCGCGGAAGCGAGACGCACACCGTGGCGCTGGCCATCGGTGGCTACGGATTCATGCCGGAGTTGGCCGGGCAGGTTGTATTGGCTGAAAGCGATACCGACATCGTCACATCGGTGGAAGATATTGGCGCGCAGGTGGTTTACCCGCTGAAGCTTGGCGGTTCTCATATCTACATGGCAGACGGCATCTGGGTAATGGCATAGGAGATCAACTGTGTTTGATATTGAGCAACCAGAAGAAGAAAACGAGCATAAATACCAGGATGTAGGCGGCTTCAAGGTGAAGGTGCCGGGGCGCGCCGACGAGATGGAATCGACCGGCGAACGCGCACAGGAAATTCCACAGCCTCCGCAGCAGCCTGAGCCAGCAGCCGCGCCGCAAGCGCCGGCGCAGCCCGAGCAGCAGCCACGTCCAAGCCTGGGCCAGCGCATTGCCAGTTCCGGAGATGGCGCGCCAGCGCCAACGGTTCCGGGCAGCGCGAATCCCAATGGCGGCACGCCGCTTGATCTCAGTTCGACTACCCGGCAGTATCCCCCGGCGCCGCCATCGCCGCAGCAGACCTATGGCGAGCTGATGCAGAAGCGCGCGCAGATTGGCTCGCCGATACCGATCCGTGATGCCGGCGGGAAGATGGATCCCAAGTATCGAATGGGTATCGGCGCGAGGATTGCGGGGACGCTGGCGAACTTTGGCTCGGGATTGTCGGGACATGGCGTGGTGGCCAACGTCGGACCCGGAGCGACGAACTCACGCTACTCACAGGATGAGGCACAGCGCCAGGGCAACGTGGAAAACCTCGATACCCAGATCAAGCAGCAGAAAGACCTGGGCGAGGAAAACCGCAAGCTGTTTGAATCGGCCAACAAGCAGGCGTACGACCAGCAGATCGGCGCAGCGCGGGGAGAGACGGCGGCAGCGCAGCAGGAAACCGCAAGCGCCCGGTCGTCACTGGCGGAGGAAAAAGCAAAGCACGATCGCGCGGAAGAGACACGGAAAGCGCAGGAGGACCAGAACACTCCGGCACAGAACGCGCGGCCGTCACTGCAGAAGAATCCCGCAACCGGCAAAGTGGAATTGATGGTGAAGACCAAGGGCGGGCAGATGGTGCCGTACACGCCGAAGACGGCGGAAGAGGGCGCGCTGCTGGGCGATCCGAACGCGCGGGCGATGTTCAACTACATGCATCGCAAGAGCGGCGGGAAGGACGAGAACAATCAGGAACTAAATGGACTCTCGCCGGCGGAGCAGCGAGACTTTAAGAACCGCACGAAGTTGAATGACAAGAAGATCGATTCGCTGATGGGAGCGCGGCGCGATGCGGTGCTGTTCAAGCAGGATACGAATGGCATCGACAAGCAACTGGCTGATGCTCAAGGCGAACGCGATCAGGTGCGTGATGACATTCTCTCTCACCGCAAAGGCGGGAAGCTACAGGGCGAAGCAGCGCAGCGTCAGACCTCGAATACGCAGACTGGCCGGCAGAAGGGCGATATCGTGACGGTGAAAGGGCAGAAGATAAAGATCACAAAGATTCTGCCCGGCGGTAAGTATGAGGGCAGTCCAGCGCCTTAGCCAGCGTCCTGGCGGCTTCAGCGGTTTCGCTGTCCTTTTTTAATGTTGTGAAGGGGATGAACTCGGCACGGCTGATTCCCATCCACGGGCCGACACTACCAAGGCAGCCGGGCGGGAAATAGTAAGGCATGCCGTAGAGAGAGGACGGCGGCATGATCAATTGATCCCAGTTGGATGCCACCACAATATTTTTCGGGATGCTGTATACCCTGAAGGGAAAGACACGCTCTGCGGCTTGTCCGGCGACGGCGAGAGCGGCGAGTTGAAGAAAGTTGCGGCGGTTCATTGAGCTACATCGCCATCCCATAGACGTTTGGCGTGCCACAGAAACCATGCACATATCAGAGCGTAAATTATTGGCACGGCAGTAGGGAATTGCTTAGCAATCGCGATTCCAAAAAACACAGCGTAGACTAGCGATCCCAACGCACACATTACCGACGCTTGCCAATAGCGCTCTTTTGAATTATCGCGTCCTCTCATGCCCCAATCATAAATCCAAATGCCCGATTCCCCGGTAGTTTTTAGCGATCAGGACATCGATCAGTCCGGCCAGTCGTCCAAGCCGATCACCTTCGGCGAAGACGAGATAGCCAAACCCAGCACCGGAACTGCGCTCGGCGGCAATCCCCTTGGCCCCGGCTCTCCCGGATACAAAGCACCGGCCGCGTCTCGTCCTGCGCCAAAGTTTTCTGATGTGGTTGGAACGCTCTGGAACCAGCCGGACAAAGACACACAGGCGTCCGTGGCGCGCGCGAAGAGTCCACAGACTGCCGCCAGTGAATCCGCCGGTATGCCGCTGGCTCCGGTTGCAGGTGCACCGAAGGAACCAACGGACGGCCATTTCACGAATCCTCGGACTGGCCAGCGCGTTCCACTCTCTGCCGTGCCTGAAGCGGATATGCCGATCTATGATCCGGCGCGTCCGTTTACGACTGGCCCGGAGCAGATTGCCAGCGGTGCCAGCGACATCAAGAAAGCTGAAAGCCAGCAGGTACCGGACAACGGCGCGTTCTTTACCAATCCTCGTACCGGCCAGCGCGTACCGCTTACACGGATGCCCGAAGCAGCCCGGCGGCAGGAAATGAGCGGCATTGCTGAAACCATCAAGGGCGTAGGCGATGTCAGTTTGCCGCTGGTAGCGGCATCTGGTGTGATGGCCCCGGCCAAGACAGCGCTGGGATTCGGCGCAGGCATGCTCGCCAGCGAGGGCGCAGGCGCAGCCGTCCACGGGCATGTATCGCCTGAAGATGAAGACCTGATTCGCACGGTGTCGATGTTTGCGCCGTCAGCCCTGGGCGTGGTTTCCGGGCTGAAGTCCGGCTACGGTAAAGGCCCGGGACCACGTCCAACCCGGATAGGAGAGTTCTCCGCTTTTGGTGACAGGGTATCTGGCGGTGTCCGCGTGACCCCGGAAGACGTGACGATTGGGGCCAAAGTCGGTGATACGCGATTCGGACGAAAGTTCTCGCGAGGATTTTCTTATGAGGACAAAGCCGCACCGGAAGGCGACACATCAACTGGAAGAACCGGCCAGCCACGCCAACTTGGACCCGGGCCGGGAGAAATAACCGGTACGCCGCACAATCCTGAAGCACCTCCAAGGCCGATGCCTTCTGAGGTTGCGTCGATGGTGAAGGCCAACGCCTCCGCGACGATGGCCAAGAACGTTGTTGCAGGAAGGCCAGCGGTACCGCCTCCGGCGCCGCCGCCACCCACTCCGGGCGAGGAGTTTGGCAACAAGCTTTCGGGCGCGCAGGTTGACCATCTGGCGCAGACGATCGCAAAAGTCCCGGAAGGAAAACGCAACCAGGTTATCGACGAGGCGCACCAGAACCTGACGCAGTGGATTGCCGACAACAAGGGCAAGGTCGTGGTGGATGGCAAGATCCACATCGCGAAGACGCCCGACGCAGCGGAAGCACTGGCGGCCAAGCTTATTAATGATGGCGTGGCAGCGCACGATAAGGCCACGGCTGAAGCGGCCAAGGTGCAAGTAAAGACCGAAAGCTCACAGCAACCGGCCAAAAGCTCACCGGAAGCTGCCAATAGGACACCTGAAGCCACAAGTACGCCGGCAGCACCGGTCAGACAGTTCCTAGCCAGTTCGCGTCCACCGAAGGCAACACCGGCTCAAGAGCCACAGGCACCCACTCCGCAGCCGGTTCAGACTGACTTGGGCGAAACACAGGCTCCTGGTGTGCCCCAGGAGTCTCAATCTACCCAAAATCTGACCGGAAATGAGGGAGCAAAACAGGAAGTAGCTGCTCCTAAAGTATTCACCGAGAATGACATCCAGCCAGCGCATGAATATGCGTCCACGCAAGTCAATATCGAGCCCAAGAGCGAGCTGGGCCAGCGGCATACCGAAGCGGTTGCGGCCATCCCGGAAGAGCATCTGGGGCCGAACGGCAAGGAAAAGACTCCGCACGTTACGGTGCGTTATGGCCTGAAAGACGACAGCCCTGAAGCCATCGCCCATATAAAGGATGCGGCGGCCAAGATAGCGCCGTTTGAGGCCACGGTCGGCAAGACTGGATCATTCCCGGCCACCAAGGAAGGTGCCCATCCAGTCATTGTGCACGTGGAGAAATCTCCCGAACTTAACGCCTTGCGTTCAGCGGTTGAGGGCGCCGGCGAGTTTAAGCCGGACGACCACGGCGAGTATAAGCCGCACGTCACTCTGGGCTACGTGAAGCCGGAACATGTTGCCAAATATGAAGGCGGCAGCCATCTGGAGGGCGGCAAGATCCCTGTGGACCATGTTGTCGTCAGCAAGAGAGATGGGACAGAAGAACGCATACCCCTTGAAGGCGGCTACAAATATGAACCATTGACACACGAGGAATTGCCCGGCGGCAAGACGTTTTATCACGGCACGCCCCATGGTTTGACGGAACTGAAAGAGGCTGATCCGGTAGGGTTCTCCGGTGAATTGAACATTTACGGTCCAGGGCTTTACCTTACCGATAATCCGAAAGTGGCAGAAGGTTACAAGCGAACCAGAAAACCTGACGAGGGTAGGACAGAACAGCGTCACGTGCTCTCAGCCGAGTTACCAGGCGCAAAAGTTCTGGATCTGGAAAAGCCTCTGCCGGACAAAGTTCTCCAGCTCTTCAATAAACGAATTGAACAGTACACCCCCTTGGGCATGTCTGCCTTTCCTGAAGGCACCAAGGGCACGCACATCTATTCAGAATTACGGGATGAATCGGCGGCGCAGCGCATCCCGGCTTACGAAATTCAGGACCTGCTCGGCGACATCTCCCAGAATCTGGTGGAGATGGGATATCACGGGTTGCGCCACGAAGGTGGCCGATCCGCAGGGAAAAAGTACGGCCCACACAATGTAGTCGTGCTCTTTCCCGATTACGATTCTGGCAAAGGTACGGTATACGGCAACAAGCCGGACCGCCGCACCAACGTGGCCGAGCGCAAGCGCGTGGCGGATATGAAGCCGCATGAGATGGCGCGGGAACTGCACACGTCGCGGCTGGACAATGGCGACGGCACACACACAGAGATGCCAATTCCGAATGGCCGCGCCTTCCACGATGCGCCCTCGTCGCCGGCGGTGGCCATGTCGGACGCCGACGCGCTGAAAGCCTTCAATGACAAGTTTGGATACAAGGCAGGCAACACTATTCTGGTGGCCAAAGCCGAAGCGGCGAAAGAAGCCGGACTGGACGCTTACCATCAGAAGGGTGATGAATTTCTCTATCGCGGTGAATCGCCGGAGCAATTGAAAGCCGGGCTGGAAAAGGCGCGCGCGATCCTCAGGAACCGCGAGTTTACCGTCACCGATGCAGATGGAAATACCGTCACGCTCCAAGGAGTAGACTTTAGCTATGGCACAGGAACCGACCTCAAATCCGCAGAAGCCGAACTCCACAAACACAAGACCGCCAGAGAAGCAGCCGGAGAGCGTGCCCGTGGTGAGCTTAGAGGAATTACTGAAGTCGGACATGAAGCCGCCACTCAAGGTGGAACCGAAGAAGTAGCTCCCCAGACCTTCCACGAATCAGAGATTGAGCATCAACTGCCTGAAGGCATCCCGGCCAAAGGGCAGGCTGGCCGCGTCCGCGTGGATGACCTCACGATCGCGCCAAAAGAATTTCAGTACAAACTCAACACCAACGAACACGGCGTAACCAACCTTCTTTCCGGGCAGAAATGGAATGACGATCTGGCTGGCGTGGTCTCCATCTGGCACAATCCCGCCGATGGCAAGACTTACGTGGTCAATGGACACCATCGCGTTCAACTGGCAAAAGAAAACGGCGCACATGATCTTCTTGCGCGCCATTTGAATGTTGACACCGCAGGCGAAGCGCGCGCAACGGGCGCCCTGCAGAACATTGCTGAAGGCAGAGGGACAGCCGTCGACGCGGCAAAATTCTTCCGCGAGAGCGGCATCTCACCCGCCGACCTGAGCAAGCACGGCATCTCCCTGGGCGAGTCCAAAGCCGCGGACGGCCTGGCGCTATCTAAACTCGATCAATCGATCTTTGAGCGTGTGGCCACGGGCAAGATGAGCGAAGGCCGCGGCGTGGCCATCGGACAGGCGACGAGTGATCCGGCGCAGCAGGAAGCGATTCTAAAACTGCTCGACAAGCGCGAGAAGCAAGGCAAGAGCGTTACTGATGCGACGGTCGCGGAGCTGGCGCGGTTCGTGGGCAACTCCGGCAACAAGACCATTGAGCAAGGGGGATTGTTCGGCGCCAATCAGCAGATCCATTCTCTGGCTCTGGAGAAAGCGGAGATATCGGCGCACATCAAAGCGCAGATAGCAAAAGAGCGCAGGGTGTTTGGATCAGTGGCGACCGAGGACAAAGCGTCCGCGCTGGGCCAGGTGAAGGGCCAGAAGCTGAAGGCCGAGCAGAACAGAAAGATTGCCGATGCCGCCGGGCAGGCCGAGGAGGCGTACAATAAACTGAGTTCGCACACCGGCCCGGTCAATGACATTCTGGAAAAGTCCGCCAAGGAGTTAGCCAGTGGATACCACAAACCGGAAGACGTTAAGAGCAGAGCCTACCAAGCCGTCAGAGCCGAGCTACGAAAAGCTGTCACCGGGAGCGAAGGGCAGGGTGCTGAACGAGTTCAAGAGCATCCAGGACATGCAGAAGAAGATGCAGGAAACGCCGACCGGCAAGCCTCAGTAAAACCTTCCGACCTGGAAGAGCTACGCAGACCAAAAAACAAATCTGAAGAGCCAACACTGCCCGGCATGGAACCTCATGTTGCGGCAGAAAAGGAAGCCGTTGCTGAAAAGCACGGCGAAGACCTCTCGCGCGAGATTACCGCGCCAAAAGAATCGATAAGCACCAAGACCGGCGAAATGGAACGCAACTCGCCGCTGTTTCGCGATTCGGAAGCGAGCGGGCAGAGCGGGTTATTCAATCAGCCGGGCGCACCAGCCAAAGGCGAAACCGTAACCCTGGCCGATGGCCGCAGCGGTCAAGTGCAGTACGTCCACCCGGAAATGAATATTGCCCGGGTCAAGACCGACGACGGCAAGACTGTAACCGTCGGACTGAAGACGCTCAAGGACAAGAGCGGTGAATCCGGCTTTGCCCGTCTCAACGTTCCATCGGCCGTAGCCGATCTGGTGAAGGCCGCGAAAGAAAAGACCTGGGACCGAGTACTGGAACCGGGATTAAACAAAGCGGCCAAGAATATTGACGACACGCTCTACCAGCTGGGCAAGCAGTCAGATGCCGACGTGCTGCGCGTGATCAAGCTGCTGAAGGCCGTGGGCCCGACAACCTCGCCCGAAGACCAGGCCGCCATCTACCACCATAAAGAAGATAGCGGCGAAGCGCTGACGGCCCGGCAGCAGGCCAACCTTGAGGGCGTAGTACAGCCGCTGATGGACGCCAATTCCGAAATGCGCGCCAAGCTGAACAAGGCCGGCGTTCCCATGGGCGAGGACGACGGTTATATCCATCGCGAGGTCCAGGGCAAGAACAACCAGATGGAACGCGCCATGCGCGGCAAAGGCGGCACCGGCAAAGGCAACGTGCTATCGAAAGCGGCCAGTTCTCTCAAAGGGCGCCGGATGTTTGCCGCGGAAGACGAAGACGGCCAGCGCGTGGTGGTCCATCGCAATGGCGACACCATGACGGCGTTCGATAACGGCAGCGCTTCAGAGTTCGCCAAAGACAAGCCCGGCTTGCAGGTGGGAGATGAGTTCAACGATAAAGACGGCCAGCGCTGGACGTTGAAGCAGGCCACAACTAAAGAGATTGAGGAGCACACCGGCGTTCGCTACTACAAGAACGCGCTGGCCAACACCGTGGTGGACTATCTGCAACTTCGGCGCGCGGAACGAGCCAATGACGCGCTCGATGCGATGAAGGAAGACCCTGAGTTCAAGAGCCTGAGTTTCAAGCCGGAGCATGGCGAGATGCCTCCGGACGGCTGGCGCACGGTGAACCTGCCGCAATTCAATGGCTACTATTTTGAAAAGCATCTGGCGGAAACGCTGGACCGCTTTGCCGACGAACTGCATGCCGACCCTGCCGGCGCCATGGAAAAGATCGGCAACCTGATGACAGCGTCCCTGGTGCTCAATCCCGCGCGGCACGTCTATAACATCGGCAATCACTGGCTGGTGGAACGAGGCGTCACCGGCAATTTCAACGTGTTCAGGTATCCGCGTTCGTTCAAAGCCGGCATTCGGGCAATCAAAGCCGTGGTAACGCAGAACGACGACTTTGTGCAGGCGCTGGACCACGGCGCGCCGATGATGAGCCATCGCCAGGACCTGCGCGAACTGCATAAGCACCTGGTGGATTCAATCCTCGGCTACCTTGACCATCACACCGACGTGGCGAGCATGCTGGCGAAAGCGGCCGGCTACGCCAACCATCTGGACATGATGAAAGGGCTGTACAAGCTGGGGCAGAAGATGACGTGGATGTCGAACGATATCTTTTTTCTGCAGGCGACCTATGAGAAAGCCCTGGGCGGCATGCCCTTTGAAGAGGCTGCTGCGGAGACGGCGAAGCACATCCCTGATTACCGGATCCCTTCACGGGTGCTCAACTCGCATGGTCTTTCGAAATTCATGAACAGCCACATGCTGACGGTATTCAGCCGGTACCACTATGGCGTGTGGAAATCCTACGGGCAGATGTTGAAGGAAGCGGCTAGCCCGGACAGCACATGGAAGGACCGGGCGCGCGGGTTTGATCACCTGTTCATGCTGGGGCTGCTGACGTTTGTGGCCTATGAGATGTGGGACAAACTGCTGAAGAAGATTACGGGCGACCCCAAGGCGCGCATGGTACGCTCTGGCGCTTCGGCGGTGCCGTATCTGGTGAATGAGATTGTAAAAGGCAACAAGCCGCCAGAGGAATTGATTCAGGGAACATTCACGCCGGCGGTCCTGCCGAAGACAGCGGCGGAGTTGGCGTTCAATCGTGACTTCTACAGCGGCAGCAGGATCTACGATCGGCATGCGCCGGCGGCAACGATCGCGCATGATGTGGGCAAAAAGATTACTGGCGCCCTGGGCCCGACGCAGCAGGTAGAAAAGGCAGAACGGTCAGAGACTCCGACCCGCGACCTGCTGGCCTACCAGGCTGGCGTTACCTTCCCCAATTCCGAAACGCAATCGACCGCGGTGCGGCTGATGCACGAACTCCTGCGCGAGAACATGGCGCTGACTCCGGACCTGCAGAAGCAATTGGACGACAAGCGCGCGCGCATCGAGTCCGGCGACTTGAGCCAGAAGGAGCGCAAAGCCCAACTGAAGAAGCAGGCGCTGGACGAGTTGAGCTTCTACCTGCCGCGCCTCGATCGCTACTCAGACGTAAAGAAGGTATTCAACGCGGCCACGCCGGAAGAGAAAGCGATTATCCGGCCAATCATGCTGAAGAAGGCCGTCAGCACCATGCGGGGCAATCCCATTGAAGGCGAACGCGAAGGTGCACTGCATGCCTTTGAGGAGCGGTAATGGCGTCACACAAGAGAACCGGCAAGAACAAATTCAAGTGGACGGAAATGCGCATGGCCTACGTGCTGGCGTGGAAGGGTGATGACGTACAGGCGGCGCGCGATGCTGGGTTCTCCGATCCGGCACGCGACTCGTTTCGTCTGATGCAGATACCAGAGATTGCCAAGGCGATCGAGGAAAAGCGGAAGCAGATGGTTGAGGTATCAGCCCGGAAGATTGCCACCAAGGCCAGCAAGATCGACGTGACGGAACGAGCGCTGAAGCTGGCCGACATGCTGCCCAAAGAAACGAACAGCAATATCACAGGCCAGGTGGCGGCGTTGCGCCTAGTGGCTGAGATGCAGGGCTTCATGGTGAAAGGCCAGGAGCACGATCAGTTCAGGAAACAACTGGAAGGCAAGAGCGAAGCGGAAAAGGAATTCTTTGTAGAGCACGGATACTGGCCAAAGTCTGAGAGCGGCGGCCAGGGCAGCGTCAACTAACGTATCCCCTAAAAGCAGATTCGTTCGTTACAAATTCTGAGCGATTTGTCGAATGAGCATACTAGATCAGTGGTCGCCGGAGAACCCGGCGCCGTTGGATTTGCGCGTCTTTGCGCAGGTCCAACTCAATCAATCCCGCCGTCTTAAAGCCCAGGCCCAAGGCTCAGCCACCGAACAGGCCCAGCAGCTTGAAACGCTGATGGAGAAGGTCGCCGACGCTACGCGCCATCCCTACCATTGGGCCCGCCATTTCACCAAAACATTCAATCCTCACTGGGTAGAAGAACATCGCCCCAGCCCTTACGAGCCTTTCCCCGATAAGCCCTACTTCCAGCCAATGTTCGATCTGTTGATGGATCCGGACGAGCCGGTTTACTGGTGGGAGAAGAGCCGCGACATGATGGTGTCATGGGGCATCGTCGCATTCTTTCTGTGGCAGGCGATGAAGTTCCCGGAACGTCGCGTGCTGTTCCAAACCATGGAAGGCGAGAAAGCGACAGAACTGGTTGATTACGCCAAGGTGCTCTACGGCAATCAGCCGGACTGGCTGAAAGAGGCTCACCCACTGGTAAAGCCGGCGGACACCCAGGCGGCAGAGATACTGGCCTTTGCCAACGGTTCCGAGATCCTGCGTATTCCCAGCGGCAAGGGCAAGATCAGGTTCTATCACCCGTGGGGACTGTTCAACGACGAGTCGGCATTCCAGCCCTATGCCGGCGATTGCTACAACGAATCAATCTCAGCCGTCAAAGGAAAGATCGTGTTCAACAGTTCGGCCAACCCTGGCTGGTTTGCTGACGCGAAGAGGGACATTTCACTGTGATGGATGTAAAGAAAGCACTCAGGAAATCCCGCGAAGTGACGCCGCAGACGCCTGTTGAAATCGTCCGCGGTATGAGCGTGAGACGCACGAAGGGCGGCATTCCCGTAATCAAGCTGCACTACTCAGCAGACCCTGAGCGCGACCCCAACCTCAACCCGGCGTGGAAGAAAACTCAGCGCGCCCTCTACACATCCCAGGCCGACTGGGACAGAGAGCAGGAAATTATGGATGATGCCGGCGGCGGTGAACTGGTATTCGCCAGCGTTCTGCGCGACCACTGGGACAAAATCGTAATTACCGATATGCGCTACAAGCCGCATCCGACATGGCGCTGCGAAGCCGGGTTTGACCATGGCAAGACAAATCCAACGGCCTTCGAGCGCGCATATGTCGACAACGATGGCGTGATCATCTTCTGCGGCGAGTACTACATGCCGGGACTCGAAGTCTGGCAGCACGTTCCGTACCTGAAGAAGATGGACGACATAAGGAAAGTCTCGGCCTGTTACGCCGACCCGTCGATCTTCCCTGATACCATGCAGCAATCGCAAACACCGAACAAGGTCCAGGAGCGCGCGAAGTCAATCAACGAACTGTATTGCGAGCAGGGGATAGAGTTGTTCTCGCCGTTTGCTGGCGATCGTATGGACGTAAGCTTTGCCGCCCGCGTAATGATGCACTGGTCAAACCTTGAGCACCGTGAGCCGACGCTGAAGATCGTTTGCCGCAACTGGTCAGAAAAGCCGCAGCCAGGGCTGCACAACTGGGATTGCCCCAACCTGCTGTGGGAGATGATGCGGACCAGGCGCGTTAAGCTGACGAACCAGCAGCTGTTGACGCGGAACGTGGCTGAAGCAATCGTCGACAAAGACAACCATGCCCGCGACGCGGCTAAGTATCTGGCAATGAGCCATCCCGAGCCGACGATCAAAACGATGCAGCAGATTGCCAAGGAAGCGGTTGCGCCCCTGGCCGAGCAGGGTGATTTGACGAGTGCGTTAATTCGCTACAACCAAACAGTGGACCGGGTGAAGGCGCAGGGCCAGCCGGCGCGGATGGGCAGACGGCGCTAAGGGGCTCTCATTTCGGCGGCTCCGCTTGGGGTACGCTGGTGGGGGCGGGTGGAAGTGGTTGCCAATGCGTCACGAATTGCTCTGTGAAATTACCGTCTGGGCGAGTATGGCCCGAGTACCAACGTTTGGCAGTTATGTGATGCCAGCCAACGTCTACCGTACCCGTTTCCCTATGAACCAGAACTAGATCATGATTTATTGGCAACCTCTCTTCAACGCTAATCCACCCGTTCGCCTCCCCCGTGCTCACCTTTTCAATCTGCTCCGCAACTTCGTCTTTTACAGAGGCGACGTATTGAATATGGCTTCTCGCCAAGGCTTCTATCGCATCGGGATCGCTATCAGGAAAGAACTCCCGGACGTGCGCCTTTGCCGCTTCCATTTTCAACTCGGATGGCTCTTCCCACTTTCCCGCCTCCCCTGTGCTGGCTGGGGTCGCCGCTCGCCTAACCGCGATATTCATTGCCGACATCGTTTCATCGAAACACTTCACCGGATTGCCTGCTAGCACCGCTTCTATCTGGCCTCGTAAGTGATGCCATGCTTCTAATAAATCTGCCGGAGGCGCGCAGGCTGGGGTGATGAAGGGGCGGAGAATGTCGGCTAAAATTGCAAGCGTCTTGATGCGGCGTTCGCCAGTCGGATACCAGCCTGCAAATTCAGTCAAAGCATTTAACTGACGGGCCGCGACCTCTTCCAGCTTCGGCGTTCCCTCGGGAGCTGTGGCTGCTACTCTCAGCGCATCCATGATCCTCTTGGCCTCAGGTGAACCATGATTCGGCTGAGCATTAAAACCGTCACATGCTTCTAGTGCAAGCCTTCGTAGATTCCCGTCCGGCCCCTCTCCGGCTACTGGCTGCGGCAGATTAATCAAACACCTGTTGACCTTCAGGCAAGCCTCTTTCTGGGTGCAGGCGGCTATCCCCGGGCAGGCGATTACTGGCTGCGGGGCGGGACATTGTCTACATGTGCTGATTAGTGGATTGAATCCTGACTTCGCGCAGTCATGCCCCGCTGCTGTAGGCTCTGCGCTTCTTATTTTCTCCAGCACTTTCAGCGTAGTCGAATAGGCGGCGTTACCTTTGGCAGAGGCTTCGTCCTGACTGATTACAGGGCCTAAATCCGGCGATGTACTCGGCTCTGCGGGTTCGGCCACGGGTTCAAACATCATATGAACCGGAATAGAGCACACTCCGTGGTGGTGATTAGATTCAGGCTCTTCGCACCACTTACAAACGCTGTTGGGCTTCTCGGTCATGGCCGCTCCTCGTTTCTCCAGTGTGAGAAATAGGTGTAATAGCTGTAGGTTTCCCCGCACTGGTAGAGCATCTTCCCGCGCCATCTGCCTACCATGTGCTCCAGCCGGGTTGCCTTGAGCGCGTTTTCTGGATTAAGGCGCACCCTTACCAGCAATCCTTCTTTCGGAAATGCCAGATTGAACGGAATCCACTTTCTATTCCTTATTGCGTTGCGCGGCTTGCTGCTATCGCTGCTCATCTGTTCTTGCTCCTGTCCACGTAGACTGCTAATGGCAATGGCTGCTTGATCCACTCTCGCCACGGTGGGAGCATTCCCAACGAAGGTAGCTGCGGCCCGACCTGCAACTTTTCAGCGTGAAGCCGCACTCGCACCATCCACTTAATGCACTCGCTATCAGTTGGCTTCGGCTCACCGTTTACAATCCCCATGCCCGAATAACATTCGTTGCGGAACATGGCTAAGGTTTCTTTCTGAGTTAGTCGCATAGTTTTACCCTTCCGCTCTCTCCGCTCTTGTGTCGCGCTCATGGGCTCACGCTTTCCTAGTTGTAGCTCGTGCTTATCTGTGTTGGGGCAGGGTCATTCATCGCTATGAGTTGCCGATACGAAAGCCATTTCACCTCGCCGTCACAGTAGAATTCGCGTTCATCATCAAGGTCGGTCAACTCCTCGAAATGAGCAGCGACCGCTTCCGCAGCATCTTCTTTTCCGAGAGTTTCGTCTAAATAGGCACGCAGTTCCTGCTCAGATTTAGCTGCGTACAATTCCGAATCCTCGCCAACGCTCCACACTTTCACTTCCATATTCCCTCCGCGTTTATCGTGAATTTTGAGTGATTCTCCTGCGTTCCAATCGTTGTTCATTGCATCCTCCACTCTCTCCGCCGTGTCGCGCTCATTCCCGTACAGGGCTCCCTGCCGAGCCCTTTTCGGTTTTACGCCTCTTGCACTGCCGCGGCACGCTCTTTGGTCTGGTGCGGCATGCCGTCGCCTTCTTCGTCTTCGTTCTTGTCGCCCAGCTTCATCTGCTTGGTGCGATCGCCGTCCTGGTCCGGCACGTAGTCCGCGCTGGGGGTGAAGTCGCAAAACAGTTCCTTGCCCCAGTAGGTGTCAACGAAGCGCCACAGCCCTTTGAACCATGGCACGGTGTAGTGATAGCGCAGGACGGTAACGTAGCTCTCGCCTTCCTTCTCGCGCTGAAGGGTCAGTCCCTGCAGGGTGACGCCGACGGCCCGGGTGATCTTTTCCGGGCTGTCAGCGGTATCAAAGTACTCGATGGCCATGGCCTCGAGCTCGCTGTCAGAGGTGAAGACGCCGCCGGAGCGTTCCTTTTCCACAGCGTGAAAGCCTTCATTGAGAAAATCAGGGAAGCCGGTAAGGGGCTGTCCGGTGATGGGCATCTTGAATTTGAACAGGATGCGTCTTTCGCCTTCAGTGTTCCGTTTGGGCGACCAGTTCTCCAGTGTGACCTGGCGCTTTTTGCCGGGGAAAAATGAATTGCGTGGATCCGCCGGCGCTTTGCCGTTGGCTCTAGTCATGCTTCTGTCCTCTCTTTCTCCGAATTAAAATGTCTGCGTACGTCGATCAGGAAATCGCGGCAGGTATCGTAATGACGCCAGTAGGCCTGAAGCGCATACTCGGTCCATTCCTGTAAATCCTTGCCGTAGCCATGCGATATTCCGTCTAGCTCCCGCATCAGGTGTGCCCGCTGAAGCTTGATGGAGCACTTCTTACAAAATGGCGAACTAGGCCATTTCTCTTGCTGGCAGGCCGCGCAGACTACACCCTCGTATTCGCGTTCGAAGTCTTCGAGGGCGAGTTGTGCGGCTTCGTTCAGATTCTGCCTTTCAGCGCGATCGCGGTATTGGCCCACTGTTTGGCATCGCGCACCAAACGCAGGGCGTGGCTGCGGTCGGCGCAGGGAGGGCAGCTATTCATGATGGCTTCGTACAGAACGGCCGCAGCAGCGTTGACGCGCGTGTATTGTGCCTGCTGGACCTCGTCCGGTTTGTGATAGGTGAATAGGTCGGTGATGCTGGAATCGCTGGCTTCAGTTTGTGACATTGTTTCTCCTTTTAGAAGTCTGGGTCGTCTTCGACCGCTGGCACCGGCGCCGCTGCTGTCTTCCTGCCGGCATGCGCGCGGTTGACCGTGGCTTTCATGGCTGAATAGCTTTCCAGTCGATGGCTGATGTCCTGGGCGGCAATGCCGTTGTGGAAGTGGTCAGCCAGTTCGCGCAGCTTCACCAGGAAGAAATCAAATTCATCCGGAGTCAGCTTCCCTTTCACGTGGTTGCATGGCTCGCATACGGGATCGATGTTTGGCAGGCCCGGAGATCCGGCGCGCGAGATGGGGACGCCGTGGTCAAGCTGGCAGTTGTAAACGTCGATGGGGCGGCGGCAGTAGCGGCAGAGGATGGCGTTGTTCTCGCCGCCGAATTTGTCCAGCAGCCATGCGGTGAACTGCTTTTTGTCGAAGGGGAGCAGGTAGCCGTGGCGAATGACGCGGCCGGTCTTGCTGCTGGTTTTGCCGCGGGCACGGCCTTGCTGGGATCGGAAGAGGTCGTCGCGGCGCTTGGCGAATCTGGGCGAGAGGTTAAGCATCAGTAGTCTTCCTCGTTTCTGCTGTAGCTCCTGAGTCCAAGCGGACGGGCTGGCGTGCCGTCGACCGAAGGCAGCAGATCGCGCACGGTCTCTTCGTCGATCGGCGTAACGCCATAGATGGAAGCGCGGCCAAGATAACGAGTGAATCCTTTGCGCACGACCTTTTTATCTTTCAGCAGATCGGGAACGTCGACGCGGACCATGCCGGGAAACTCAGGCGGGTCAACCGTCATTTTGCCGACAACGCGCTGGTGGCCGAATAGTTCAATCAGGGCCCAGGCGGTGAGTTTTTCTTCGGCTGGCGCGAGCGGATCGATCAGACTAAGTTGGTCGGTTTCAGGCACCGGCAACCTCCTTGAACATGCAGCGGAAACGTTTCATGTCGACGCGCAGGCCGATGAACTCCACGCCCTGCTGTTCCAGGCGCAGCCTCTGTTCCTGCCCGAGAATCCCCGGCCGCAGGATCTTGCCGTCAGCGCCGACCACGCGCTCCCAGGGAAGATCAGGCGACTTATTCAGCGCAGCGCCCACAACGCGAGCACAGAGCGGGAAGCCGGCGACGTAGGCCACATCGCCGTATGTCATCACCTTGCCTTTGGGGATGCGGCGAATAACTTCGATCATCTTGGCGGTGGGGGTCATGCGCTCACTCTCAGTCCTGAAATGCTTCTTTGGCGAACTGCGGATCAACACGCGCCCTGAGTGCAGCTTTTATTCCGGTGCTCACGTTGGCGATCGCGCTGCGAATTGCCTCTGGGCTGGCTTGGGTGATGATTTCATCCAGAACGCGGGCGGTTTCTATGCAGTTTGCGCATCGATGGGATTTTCCAGCGCTCCGCCTTCGGTGCCAACTCTCCGCCTGCGCTGTCAATTTCAGGGAGCGCGAGCGGTTGTAATCGTGCGTTAAATGGCCTTTGTCGCACAGAGTTTTTACGTGCTTGTGAACCGTGGCGAGCGAACTTAACCCTAGTGCTTTGCCGATTTCATCATGGCTTGGGCTGTAGCCTTTTTCGATCATGAAATCGGCGATGAAGGCGAACACGCTGTACTGTCGAGCGGTCAATGTCTGCATGGTTTACTTCGTCCTCTTGATCTCCAGCACGTTGCCGCGCTGATGTGATTCCACCTGGTACAAAAGCTTGTTGCGGCAGTAAAGCGTCAGAGCGTTGCGCGCGCACGTGGCCGAGTACTTGCCCGGGAACGTTGCGGTGAACGTGTCGCCCGCCTTCAGCCGCGACAGTTCTTCCTGCAGCACGGCATAGTGCGCCGTTGAGCCCGCTGCGTACCTTCCCGGATTGACCTGTCCGTAATAGACCGTCGCCATAATTCGCCCTTACGCTCCGAGCGCTCTCTGCCTGCCTGCCGGTGTGGTTGCGGAACGCGTTGACGGAAAGCGGCCGGCGAGCTGGCGGTTTGGATCCCACTCGGCTGGACTGAGTCTCAGTTCGGCAATGGTGCGGCTGAGGGTGTTGCGATGCATGCCCAGTTCGCGGGCGGCCTTGCTTTGGTTGCCGCGGTTCTCTCTGAGTACGTGCGCGACGAAGCGCTTCTTGGCTTCACGTACAAATTCGCTATATAAAATGCCGCACGAATAGCTCTGCGCGATGACCTGCGCTAATTGTTCTTTGGTGGACGGCTGGCTGCTTTCCATTGTGTCTCCTCGTTGGCTGGTTAAAGTGGGGCCGCGAAACTCGCCAAAGTACGGGCTCCAAATTGAAGTGGATGAATACTTCGCTGTTTGTCGTTCGTCTTACATTTTTCACCGTGCCTTTCTGCCATCTCCCCGTGATGGCCGTTCTACAAAATCCAGTCTGCCGCTCTGACCTGGCCGCCGTTGGTTTCAATCAGGTCATTGCTGCGCAGGAAACGGATGTTCTCCTCGAATCCGCGGGCGCGCACGGTCGTATCGAAACGAGCCGCTACGTGCTCAATCGCTTCTTCTCTCTGGCTTTCAATCAGGTAGCGGAGGATGTCAGCCTGTGAACCGGAGAGCATTTGCGTGATCTTGGCGCGCAGGATTTCTCCTGATAGTGGCGAGGGGCGACCACTTATCGCTTCCCCCTCTGCTGTGGCCCTAACTGATTCACCATCAGGCTTTGTGACGAATCCGCCTTTGGTTAGCGAGCGCATATTTTCTTCAAAGCCGCGGGCGCGAACCGTGGTCCCCATAGAAGCAGCCAGCCATGACAGGCGAACAGACGAACGGCCGCAGGCCGTAAACTCGGCCAGACGTTGCAGTATCTGGCGCTGCGGTCCGCTGAGCGATTCACCGCCGTGGCCATTGCTGGAGCCGATGTTGGTGATCGCCGGTCTGCGCCCATTCCGGTCTTGGATGTCGACCTGGGTACGCGACATGGTGGGATCGGTGCGGATTGCTATGCCGCCGACTTTCGCAGACGGTGGCGATACGACCAGGACATCGGCCGGCCATGGAAAAGAAATGTCTTTGAATGCCTTCCCTATCGTCTCGACCACTTCAACATAGCGGTTATTGAGTTGCCGCTTGAACACGTCAATGGCAAAGCGCCAATCCTTGTCGCGTTCTTCGATGGCCGTTTGTATCCGCTTCAGAATGGCCTGCTCGCTATGATCCGGCTTACCTTGCGCGGTCTGCTGCTCAATGACGACGCGCTTCAAGCGGACTACCTCAGCCTTCAGCGCAGCAGGATCGTTCTCCTTCGCTTCCTCAATCACCTTGGCCAGCTTGCTCTTGACCACTTCGAGATCGACCGTCGACCATCCGCTGTCACTGACTTTGTTCTGAAGCTGTGCCGGCGCGAAGGAATCGAACGTCTCAAACATCGGGAACTGGATGCGCTGCGGGCCGAAGCCAATTTCAGGCGACCATACCCAGCCCTCGCCGCGCGCCATCCCGGCGACAGTGTTCAGTACTTCGGTTCCGGTAGCTTTGTCGCCGCATCCGTCAATCCAGTCTTTCAGCGCGTTGCGGTCGGCTGCGTGGGTGACACGCATCGCGATCAGCGTCTCGCACGATGTCAGCGTGTCGTTGTGGACCTTCTGTGGCCGCTGCGAATCGAGCAGGAACGTCATGCCCAGGCCGCGGCCTTCGCTCAATAGCCGGTTCGTCCAATGCAGCACCTTTCCGGCTTTAGGGTCCAGCACCTTGCCCTTGGGCGCATAGTTGTGGCATTCGGAGATGACGACGAACAGTTCGCCTTCGTTCTTGTTGAACAGCGTGGAAGCGAAATCAATCCAGAAGTCGGTGACCTGGCTGGGCATCCAGCCACGAAAGCCGATGATGCACGGCCGGTTGCCGCTGGCAATCAGTTCAGCTACCTGCTTGCCCGACTGCGCGTTGATGGGAACATCCTGCGCTTTGGGCTCACGGAAATCACCAAACGCGACCACGGGGAAGCCTGCGCTCTTGCCGTCGGCTGAGGACTTCAATCCCCACCAGTCGCCTTTGATGTCGACAATGCAGACGCGCTTCTTGTGGCGCAGCAGGTGTTCGACAATGTGGCGCAGCGCGGATGATTTGCCGGCGCCAGTCTTGCCAAGGGCGATTAAGTGCTGCAAGAGGACTTTTTCGGGGAAGCAAAGTTTCACTGTGTTTCCTCCATGGGGAATGACATTTGGCGCAGACCGTCTACGCAGTTCTGATTTAGCCAGATCACTTCCGTGCGCTTGCGCGCTCCGTCGGCCAAATGTTGGCGTTCAATGCGCTTCCAATTTGGGTACAGTTCTTTGTCGTAGAGGTCGCAGGGATAGCCGGAGATGATGACCATGCCTTTGACGGAGTGCAGCAGTGTTGCCAGTTCGCGATGCTGGTCGTCGGTCAATTCATGGCGATGGCCACGGTGGCCGTTTCCGTCGAACCGTCGAGTTGTGTGGACGTAAGGGGGATCGACGTAATGGAGGGTTTCAGGGCTATCGTGCTTCGTGATAATCCTGATAGCGTCTCGGTTTTCAATGATCACGCCGCGCAGCCGATCAATGAGGTTCGGCAGGGCGCCAGGCCAGTTGCGCCAGTCCTGGGCAGGAATTGCGTGCCGATTCTTTTTGGAATAGTCGCGGAAGCCGGTCCGTTGCGGGGTTAGGTCGCGAGTAATCCTGGTCAGGTTTCCACCGAAGCCTGCATAACTCCGGAGCACCGTGCGCCGCGCCTGCTCCAGCGGCCGGCATGACGGCCTAAAGCTCGCGTTGAATTCTTCCCTCGCGTAAGGGGTCAGTTCGATTGCTCGGATCAGCTTTGGTCCCTGGTCGCGGACAACGCGGAATAGGTTAACGATTTCAAGATCAAGATCGTTGTAAATTTCCGCGTAACTGCGTTCCTTGGAGATCAACACACTCCCGCCGCCACCAAAAGACTCAACGTAAATCTGGTGTTTCGGAAAGTGCGAAATGATCCACGGTGCCAGTTTCCACTTGCCTCCGTGATAACGCAGAACCGGCCGCGTGATTCGAGATGTGCTCATCGCGGTCAAGCTGCTTCCTCCGCTTGCCCTGGCCGCTGAAACAACATCTCCATCACGCCGCGCAGTTCTTTCCAGTGCGCTTCCTTTTCTGCGCTATCCTCTGGCGCGTCGATCGCGGCTTTGATCAGACAGAGCGCATACTCTCCGAACTGGCGCTGCACGCTTCGTACTGCCGGATCGCTGGGAATCTGTCCATTCGCTTTGAATCGCGCAACCTCTCGCTTCCAGCCGGCGCAAGCGTGCATCCTGCAGGTGAGCTCGCCGCCGACCGGCACAAACCGCCGATTGATCAGGCTGATATCGGTGGTCTGCCAGTCAAAGCCGTGATGGCAATAGAACGGGATACCGCTCACGGCGCACACCAGAGCACGCAGCCGATTGTATGGCTCGCTATTGGCTTCGGCGCCGTTGCGGAATGCGCAGGTATCGCAGGGATTCATGACAGCAACCCTCTCTCTTTCATGGCGGCTTTCATCTGGTCGCGCCGGATGACTTTTTCTTCGTCGGTCATCTCGCGTCTCTCCGGCATTTTCTTGCCGATGTCATCGAGTCCTGGCAATTCCTTTGCCAGCTTGCCCATGATCGCGGCGGCTTCCTCATTGGTCGGCGGCAGTTGCTTCACTTCCGGCTTAAACTCCTGGCCGCCATACACCGTGCGTTCGCAATAGCAGTTCTGTACCCTTTGCGCTTTTTTCCCAAGGTGGATCTTGCTGTCGACCAGGACCTTACGGAATCCGGTTCCTGAGCAGTCCCGGCATTTCGGATCAAACACCTTGCGCGGCCGGTCTGTAGCTTGCGGCGCGTTGTTTTCAATCTCGCCGGGTGTCGGCTTGAACCTGCCGCGTTCCGATTTCATGTACCCACGCAGTCCTTCGAGCATTTGCATTGGGCTAAGTTCCTTTAGGCTTTCCCGCCAGAACTTCACCGTCGGCGACGGAACGCTCCTCCCGCCCGCTTCGATCAGCAGTTCCAGGTTGTACTGTTCCGCCATCAGGAACATGAACTCGTTGAACGCCTGTTCCCACGCTGCTGCGTACAAGGGCCTCCACGTTTCGACTTGCTCGCCCTGCTGCTGCTGTTTTTGTATGGTTTCCGTTCCCATTTCCTCGTCCTATCTCGCGGTTGTATCTGTCCTTGGGCCCCTGAAAATACGTTGGTAGTCGCGGCAGGAAATAGACAGGCAATTCCGACCGCGGGAACCCCTCGGTCGCGTAAAGGTGCATCACGCACTGCGCGTAGCTGGTATCCGGCCAGTTGGCGGTTTTCTCAAGCATGCGCTTCAATTGCGCACCATCGTCCGGTCCCCACGGACATTTACCGGCGCCGGGGTTGTGTTCCTCCCATGCGGCCATCAGCATGTGCTCAATGCGCTTGTGTTTGGTTTCGCCCGTGGCGTCAGTTACACGTTTTGGACTTGGAGCGGCCCTGCGAGTTTTACGAGCAGAAGGTTTTGGTTCTTCTACTGCAGTAGAAGATGAAGTAGCAATAGCAATAGAAGTAGAAGAAGAAGGGTTGCTTTTTGGTTCAACCGGAACGGTAGCATGGGGTTGAGCTTGGGTAGGCGTTTGGTTGACACCTATCTGCTTTTGTTTTCTGTGATTTGCCGATGTAGTCCCGCCTTTCTTGCCTGTCATTTTATTTTTTTCCTGCTTCTTTCTTTCCTCGACCAGACGCGGGTTGTAAATCAACTTGCCCCGCACTTTGAATTGTTCAAGCACGAGTCTGTGGTTGTTTTCCCAGGTCTCATCGTCCAGTTCGCCGGCCAGGGAACGGATCAATTCCGGCTCGTTCCGAAGGTGGCCGATAGGGGTGTTGTCCCATGCCTCGGCAAGGAGCTGAATGTAGTACCCGCGTTGTGTCGGATTCATCACGCGAATGGCTTTCGAACTGATCCAGTCCTTTGCGTAGAACTGGAATGCCGGCGGTTTGCCAGATTTAACCAATGCTCTACACGGCCTCCACGGTTGGGTTGACCACGCGCACATTAACGGCGGCGAGCCCTTTTTCTGCCGTAACGATGTTGAAATCCACGGTCTGGCCCGTGGTAAGGCTGACGAACCCCTTGCCGACAATCTGGCTGAAGTGGACATACACGTCGCCGTTTTCCGGGTTGTCGGGCGTGATGAAGCCATAGCCCTTGTTGGCGTTGAACCACTTCACCCGTCCGCGGCTGATTTCCATTTCCGGCATAGGCTGCGTGGGCTTGTTGGTGCGGCACGACCGGCAGCGCTTGGGCTGGTGCTTCAAGCCTTTTTCGGCGAAGTGCTGCTGCTCGGCTGCGGTCCACATGAACTCGCGATGGCACTCCCGGCAAGGGATGGTGACATCCTGAAAGGCAATCTTTTGTTGTGTGGAAATCATTTGGATGGCTCCTGATGATGAAGGTACGGCTTGATATTTTCTGCTTTTCGCTTCATCCGTAAGGCCACGCCATCTCCGTTTACATCCCGATTTTGCAGAAGCATATTGATCGCAACTTGGACATCTGCTATCTCGCGTTCCAGGTCATGTCGGTTCGTCTGCCCGGTAATGATGGAGGGGTTACATGACTCGTAGCCAAACCGGATGATCTTGCCGATGGTCTGTTGCACTTCGCCCATTTCTTCCGAGAGGATCGCAAGGCGTTCAAGTTCCGCGTTGGTAAGGTCGTTACTGATTTTCACTGCGGCATCTCCTCACAAACGGTTTCATTGACGTAGTACTTGTATTCGGCGGCAACGCCGGTGTGCCCCTGACTGTCTTTGGCCAGGTCGTACAGTTTTACGTCGGGCGGCAGCGCCACTGGTGCATGGTCACCGGCGACGAGCACGATGGCCTGGTCAAGTTTTGACTCGAGCAGCGTCTCGGCCAGCGTGGACCGCAACTCCGGCAACAGAACATCCGAGCGATCGATCACAATGAAGTTCACGCCGGTAGCTTCGGCCAGGGCGATCTGGAACGCGATGGAGAAACGGAAGGACTCGGACTCGGAGAGTTGGCGCGGGCTCAGTATCTGCGAAGAATTGATTTTCCCGTCGCGCACTTCCGTCAGTTCAACGTGGTACGGCTCAAGCGTGAAATCACAATTGAAGCCGAGGCGTTCAAGCGAGTCGTTCAGTTTGCGGTGAAAGTCATGGATGCGGGCGCCCACCAACTGCGCGCGGATAGGACCGCCGGGCCCGAAGGCGTTGATGATCTTCTCTGCCGCCAGAACGCGGTTGGCCAATTCCTGTTTTTTGGCGACGGTCTGGTCGTATTGCTGCTTCGCTCCGGCCAGACGCTGTACCTCAGCCAGCACTTCCCCGCCATCGGCGATGCGCAGGTCCAGGGCGGCAAGCTTCTGCGTGAGGTCGCTGACGTCGCAGGTTTCCGGCAGGTCTTTCAGTTCCTTGAGTGCGCGCTCAGCCGATCCGGTGGCAACGACTGCTTTCTTGTGCGCGGCAATCTTCTGGTCTGCCGTGGCCGGGTCGCCCAGTTTGGTGAGACGCGCCTGGGCTTCTTCGCGCAGGCCTTCAGCGGTCTTGATGGCCAATTCCAGTTCGTCGACTTTGGCGGTGATATCGTCTTTGACCAGCGCGCGGCCGCAGGCATGGCAGGAATCGGGCGCGTCTTTCATCTGCTTTACCAGGTCGCGGTCAGCGGTGATGCGCCGGGTAAGATTATCGATTTCCGTCTGGATCTCGGCGGCCTTGAGCTTTCTGCCGGCGGTCTTCTGTAGCTTGTCCACTTCGCCGTCTTCGAGGATGGCGTCTTTGAATGCGTCAAGCTGGCGCTGCGCTTCGGATAGCCTGATGCGGTCAGCGGCGTGGCTGGCCTGGCGCTTCTCTCTGGATTGAAGCAGTCCATCGCGCTCTTTGTTGAGGTCGGCGAGCTGCTTCTTTACGAGGGCGGGGTCGGGTGCGTCGGCAGGGACCTCCGTGGCGGTGAGTTCGCCCAGAGCTTTGATCTGGCGATTGAGATCGGTGCGGAGATCGTAATAAATCTTGTGGATGGAATCGGCGGTTGCGGCATCAGGCACCTCAAGGCAAAGGCGGGAGCGGGCCTCCAATTCCAGCAGTTTGCGCATAGGCTTAACAATTTCGTCCGGCACGACTACCGGCTTGCTGGCCAGCGCCGACGTGAGCAGGTTCTTCTGCTCTTTCTCCGACAGCGACAGGAAGCGTCCCGAGTTGAGAACGGCCTGCAGGACCGGCAGCGGCGCGATGTGTTCCGCAACGCATGCCCGTCCGCGGTCGCCCAGATAGCGCGTCCAATGGTCGCCTTCCTTCCAGTTGATCTCAAACTGGTTGGTGCCGCCGATGCGCTGGATGCAGATGGATGCCAGATCGTCGGCAAGGCGTGCCTGAACCGCCATCTCCGGATTGCGCATTCCCGTTCCATGCGAAACCAGCAGGTCGGCGCCGCGGCCGCCGGCGTCAGTCTGGCGCGTGGTTCCTGTAAACAGAAATTCCAGCGCATCCTGGATTGAGGATTTCCCGGCGCCGTTCACGCCCCTAAAGATGGTCACGCGATCGAGGTCAAACTCAGTGGCGCGATGGGAACGAAAGTTGGTGAGAGATAGGCGGTTGATTTTCATGGTGTGACCTCTGGCGTTTCTTGATTTGCAATTTCCAGCAACACATCGGCATGGCAGGGTTGATCAAGTGGGCACCAGCAGGCTAGGTTTTTGCCGCTAAGCTCGCGCCTTATCTCTGTGCCAACGGTGAGCATGGAAATCCTGTAAGCGAGCACTGCGTTTTCCCGTTTGTTTGGCGTAGGTTCATCCATGTCCGCGATGTTGTATGGATTGCCCCACTTTGTCGGTCTGCCAACATAGACCGTGTCCGGCGGCATCTTCCAGCCCTTCGTACGCTTACGCTGAATCCTTTGCGGCCTCATAAAACCCCTGCTTTCATGCGTTGCTCGGTGCGGTACTCTCTGGCCCTGGTGCACGAACTGAAATGTGTTTCCAGCGTCTGCGCCTCCAGAAAGATCATGTGCGCTGACGGCGACTCCCATACCGATATCGGGTCGCCGCAGGCAGGACAGGAAGACAGTTCGAAGAACCTGTATCCCCGCTCCCGCCAATACGCTTCTGTTTTTGGTTCTTGCATCAGGCCGGTTCTCCGGACACCTTGACGTTTCTTAGCTCGCTCGGTGGAACGTAGGGCCGCTCATGTACGGGTGGCCTCACCTGAGACAGTTCGAGCGCTTCGGCAAATGGGACGCCTTGCGCGCATAGTTCCTGCATGTAGACAACGTCGGGCGAGTAAAAGATCATCAGCCTCTGCGCGCCTTCCGTCGGCACGTCAATAGGCATGTTCTTTTTGATCCGATCAATGTTCCCTGGCTCAATTACGAGCATCAGCAGATCGCCTGACTTCGCACGAATCATCTATTGCTCCTCCTGCGGCGCGGTCCATCTGTGGCCGGTTAAAATCAAAACCACCGTCACGCCGGAAACTACGCCGGCCAGAAACACTGCGAAGATCACAGCGGCGGTCATGCTGCGTCGTCGTCCTCGCTGCCTTTCAGCGAGAACTGCGTGTACTGTTCGACGATCTTTACGCCTTCAACCTCAGTCGCCAGTTCCGCGCGTTTCTTGGCTTTCAGCAATGGCTTCAACTCGGTGGCGCCGATCTTTAATTTCGCGGTGATGTCCTCGCCGGTGCGCTTGGTCCAGGCGATCAGCGTTTCCAGTACCGGGATGAGCGGGAACGTCGTGCGTTCCTTCAACTCGAACTCGCGCGAGTAGGTATGCCCATTGGCATCGCTATAGCTGACTGGCCCCTCGACGCTGACATGCGTCTTTAGCAGGCCCGAGACGCGCTTGATTCTGGCCTTCAGGAAAACTTCTTCCTTCAGTAAATCTTCCGGAGTGGAAACCGCGTAATCATTGATCTCGCGGTTCGGGCAGGTGGTCATCAGAAGCGGGCAATAAATGCACGCCTCGCCGGGAATTGCCGGAGCTACCTCTCCGCGCTCCGTCAGCGCGTGAAGGGCTAACTGGCGATCCCGGTCCCGCGCAACCCGTCCCTTCAAATGCGAAATCTGGTCGCGGGTGTATTCGGCCTTGCGCTTCGCCGAGCCATACCGGACGAAATGGAGCTCGAAGACCACGCGCTCCACAAACGGATAATGGATCATCACCAGCAGCGAGTAGAGACGGCCCTGCGGCGTGTCCGCGTCGAATATCTGGAAGGTAGTTTTGTAATCCGGGATCCTGGCTTCGGCGCCGTTGATTAAAACCAAGTCCGGCTTGCCTTCATAGGCCGCGAACTTCGGGATCTCCACTGGCTCAAAGTCGTCGCCCAGATAAAGGCGCTGCTCAATATGCAGAACCGACTCAGGATCTATTTCGAATTCATCCCGCGAGTTGGTGAGGAGTTGATAAGCATCCTCGCTGATGGCATTGTCATTGAGCAGTTCGTCCAGCTTGGCCGGGTCTTTGCGCTGGCGTGTGGCGACCAGGTGAACAACGTAATCCGCTCGAACATCATGGAATTCGCGTCCACGGATGGCAAACGGATTATCCGATTCCTGAAGCCCTTCAATCACCCGCTTCTGGTAAAGATGCGGGCACCCCATAAGATTCAGGCGTGACTGGCTGAGTGGCGGGGCTATGCTGCTGTTTGCTTGCGTCGGCATTTTGACCTCTCGCATGCCCTGCACTCCCGTGTGCCAGGGCGATCAATTCGTGTCTTTGTGTTTTCCGGGGTGAACTCATGTCCATGTTTGCAATGAGTTTTATTGAAGTTTGCGGCTAGCGGATTGCGGCTACGCCTGGTGTTCACTACTGGAAGTACAGCCTCTAAATGGGAGGGGATCAGCTTCTTCTTAGGGCGTGGAGGATAGTCGCCACGCTTGCCGGTGCGAAGGTTGTGAAAGCGGTAGTTGGTGGGAAAAAGATCGAGCATGCCATTGACGCGAAAGTGGTATCCGGCATTCACGTTGACGATGGAGTAGCTCTTAAACAGGGCTTCCAGTCCGGCAATGCCGGCTTCGCGTCGGGTGATGCGTTCGCGTTTGACGTGCTCGGGTGATGACATGGTGATTAAGCGGCTATCGGGCCGTCGTCGTTATCGTCGTCTTCCTGTTCGTAAGGTGGGCCGTCAAATACTCCGGACTGCCGCTGTAGGTCGTCGATGTATGGGTCGGTGAACATATGAGCTACTCCAATCTTGCTTCTGCGGGTGGGCCTTGATACCCACTGCTGAAATTACCGACGCGACTCTTGGCGTCTGCACTTAGCTAATTACTTTGCTGACTGGTAACCTGAGCCTTCACGTACTCAGCCCCTTCGATTGCTGTAGCGTGTCCATCCACGCCGCCGCAGAAATTTGTTAAAACTTGAATCTTCCCTTGCCGCCATTCGCGGCGGACTGTTTTGGCTGTGTCTCTTCTTTGCTGATAAACAAATCGTCTTGCGGTCCAGCGGCAGGACGGGAATCGCCAGAGCAGGTGGCCGCTCCCGTCCCCTGATGCGCTGGCTGCTGGCCATGGTTGGGGGCAGCAGATCCGTTCCCCTCGGGCGTAGCGGGTTCCGCTGATGTAGCGGTCTCCGCTGGCTGCGCGGGAGATTCATCGGGCTTTTGGCAGTTCTTCTTTTCGTGCGCTTCCTTGAGCCCTTTGGCGTAGTTGTCCAGGTTGCGCATCTGCTTTTGCAGCAGAGCCGGCCATTGCTGGACCGGAATACGTTCATCGGTCAGCACAAGCTTGATGGTCTTTAGCGCGGCGAGACATCCAGCGAGGTCCGCATCGTTCGCGCTCAGGATGGCCATGCGGTTCGCGGCGTTCACTCCGACCGACGTGAGCAGAGCGTCAATCTCATTCTTCAGCGTTTCTTTGGCAGGATCGATCTGCGGCAGGGTCGAGGCCTCAATGGTGGGCGCGTCCTGCATTTCCTCGCCGATGTTCAATCCGCGCAGGGCGTCGGCAAATTTGTCACGGATGGCCCAGCCGCGGGCGCGCATCTGCAACATGCGGTCGGGATAATTCGTCCACGGTCCCTGCTTGCCCCAGAGCTGCGCTTTCTTGGCATCGGCCACGGAGAACCGCGCGATGTGCGGATCATGGCCTCTACGCTTCACTTCACAGATGGCGGTCTTGTTCTCGTTGGCGCCTTCAAAGGTTTCCTTGATATTTTCAAAGTCGCGGTGCGCCATCACAATCGCCAGAGCGGCATCGCCCCAGATGGATGGACGTCCATTGATCACGGCGATATTTTGAATTGCCGCCATGGGCGCCAGTCCGACTTCGCAGCCCATCTGCAGGGCGATCAGTACGTTGGCTGGCTTGCCTTTGAAGTCTTTCGGCGCGAGGTCGCTATCGGCCAGCAGTTTGGAGAAGCGCATGGCTTCATCGAAATTGCGCGGGGCTAGGTTGAGGATGCTGCTACGCTCCGGCGCGATTGCGACGGGCTGCGGTGGAACGGTTGCGAGTGCTGATACTTTTTCTGCCATATATCACCTTCCGGATAAATCGGGATTTGCTATTTGCCCAAGCTTAGGAAGCCGCGCCTGATTCCGGCGCGCAGTTTCAGGTTCTCGTGCGCGATCATCTGCCCAGTGATAGCCGTCATGCGCGCCATCTCGCGCAGATCGGCGGCGCCGCTATCTATGTCGGCAAGAGCCGCCGCGTGGAAATTACTCAGGTCATGGGACGTTTTTACGCCGCGCTGAGTGATGGCGAAGGTGCGACGTTTTGCACGTGCTACCGGTTTAATAGTCTGATTTTCTTCAGTACCATTTCTCTTAGGCGTTTTGCGCTTAGTAGACATTTCGCATTTCTCCTTTGTTGTTTTGTTAAATTGCTAACGAGCAGCAAATTTGGCTTGCTGGGCACTCCGAACAATGTTGCAGCTATCCCTGCACAACTTCCGCAAGCTATACTCTTCGTCCATCGAAGGCCGCCGCATGCACACTTGGTTCTGTACTTGGTTCTGTCGTAATGCGGATGGCGCAGCCTAAATCGAATTTTGGTGGCTCTCTGCTTCTCTCTGGCTTGCGGCGCGCTCCTGTATCGCTTTCTTTGTGCCCTCACCTTTTCCGGATTCATTCGGGAATACTTTTTCCTCCACGCATTAAATTGCTTTCGGAGGTATTTTTTGTTCTTCTCTGTCCACCGCTGCCGAGTCTCCTTCGCCTTATCTGGGTTGGCTTTTCGCCATTCGCTGGTTTGTTTTACGTGTTTGGCTCGGCGCTTTTCTTCGAGTGTCACTCAACCACCTTCATTTCGTGCCAGTCGTAAGCGAACTCTTGACCACAGTTGAGGCAGCACACATAAGTTCCGGTAATCATTGCTGCCTCCGTTCGTCGCTGCCCGGGTCGCGGGGTCTGCGGAAAACTAAAATCTTTGTGCCGGCACCCCAACCACTTCGCCAGCAGCTTTAGGAACATCGCTCGTATGCGGCATCGACCCGCTTCAAGGTAGCCATGAATTCCTTGCGCAACTCTTTCTGTCCTTTCATGCGCTGTCGATATTCAGCGTCATGGAACCTTTTGTTCGGGCGCTCCTCTGAGGAAATTGTTATGTCAATGTGCTGAATCGCTATTCCGATAGCGTCAGCGATTGTCCGGAGTTCGTCGCGGTTCACGATTGCTCCAACCGGGCAACACTTCATTGCGTAACCTCCATCAACATCAGGCTGTAGACGTACACCGCGCCAGCAAAGGAAAGCACGGCCACCAATCGCCAGCGCCACGGCACCGCATCCAGCCACTTCACTGCACAGCCTCACTGATCAACGGCGCGTTCAGGATCCTGCGTTCGTCGTGGGCCGATAGGCATGATTGAATGCGATCAATAAAAGACGCGGGATAGTGGAACGTGCTGGGCGCTTCAGCCTGGGCGGCAAGCCGCCACATGGCCAGAGTTGTGCCGACCGCGGCCAGTTCTTTTTCCACGTGCTCTCTGCCCTCAGCCGTCCATCCGCAAAGGTTGGAGTCATAGTCAATCCAGACCAGCCCCAGGGCTTGCATCTCAAAAAGCGTCAAAGCATAAGCGGTGCAGTCGTGCTGGAAGAAGCTGCGGATCGGCACATAGACATCGCAGGTATCCACGGGACGCGGATCATGCTGCGCGATGCTGCCCATGATGGCCTGCTGCGGGACGGTGAGTTGCCAGGTAAATTCGTTGGGTCCATGCAGCGGGGCAATGCGGTCAGCTTTGTGGGCGCGGAAGAACGGACACGCGGTAGCCTCAGCGCGGGACTTGTGGGCGCAGGGTTTCATTTGGCCACCGCTTTCTTGAGCCATGCCGCGACTTTCTCTTTGCTGCCCCAGCACGGCGACGGCAATTCGTTGTAGACATAGCGGACGAGTACTGGGAGGAACTGAAAATTGAATTCGTCCGCGCGGCACACCGCTTCGCAGAGATCGTTTTCCAGGACTGACTTCAGAAAGCCGCCGGTCTCGACGTGCTCATTGGCGTAGCGATCAAGAGAGGCTTGCAGCAATGGCGGCATTGCAACGCCAGCAAATTCAAATGTTCGGGCTGCACTCATACGCGGCCCCCTGCTTTACGAATGACGGAATTAATCTCGCGCTGCGCTTTTTTGCAGTGGCCTTCGACAAACGTATAGCCAAGCATCGGATCCATGCCGTACTTGGCTTTCATTTGGCCACCGGAGAGACGGCCATGATCAAGCACGATTTCACAGAACTCGGTAAGGGAGCGCAGCACGGCCAGCATGTCAGGCGCTGTGACCAGCGCCTGGGCATTGCCCTTCATGGCAGCGGTTATTTCTAACTCATCTTCGTTGATGAGTATCGCGACAACGGTTCCGTCTGCGGCGATGATGTCAATGGAATTGGCGTTTTGCTCGGTCTTCCACGGCCCGGGCGTGTGCTCAACCTTTGCGGAGTTTCCAACTTGCGGATTGCTGCTCATACATCACCTTCACTTTCCGGTTACTTCTTGAAATAGAGAAATGCGAACCTATCCAGCCCGGCCAATCCAATGCCCAGCAGGACGAGCGCCGCCACGGCATATAGAATTCGCAGGGCCACCACGCCGTAACATTCCCGATCCAATGAGCCGCTGAAGCGCTGTGGGCGATAGAACTGAGTGGCTTCAGCCTCAAGGGAAAAATCGGGACAGTCGGCAGAGGTCGACTGCCCCAGGGATGCGCGTTGCTGCTGCGGGAAAAACTTGTGGTTCATGCTGTCCTCCGGCTGGCCAGGCGCAGGGTCCGGGACTTTCTGCCGTCGCGGGTGACTCTTCCCTTTTCCTGAAGCTGCTGCAGGGTCACCGACGCTGTTTTCTTGGTCACTCCCATCTCGTCCGCCACGTCCTGCACGGAAGGCGGTATGGGACTCATCCGGCGCCGCGCGGCCTTAAAAGCGGCGAGACACCGGGCTTCAGCCGGGGTCAACTTTTCGAGTTGCGAATCTGTTTGCGGCATAGTTCGCCTTGAACTATACATCAACTGTTACGGTTGTAAAGCATTATTCTGTGGAAAACTCAGAAATAATTACTTAGACAGTAACAACTGTGTTGACAACTGGTGACTGTTGGAATAGTGTTTCGAGGTCAACTGGTGCGACGGTTGGCTGCTAGTTGACTGGTAAGTGGCTCAATTACATGGATTTCCACATATATAACGGTGGTAGGGTGGCGGGGACGAAGCCCTGCGAGTCGTTGCGATCGGAGATTGACGCAATGGCCAGGAGGCGGTATCAAAACCCCAAACCGAAGCGTCATGGCAATCAGTGGCGCATTCTGGTGTGGAAAGACGTGTTTGAGAATGGAGACTGGAACCGTAAACGCGTGCCGCACGTCCTGGGCGCCGTAAACGATATCGGCTTCAGGGAAGCTCAGCAGCGGGCCGCAGCCGTGATGGACCCGCTTAACCTGCAACCGCGCAGCCCGGGCGTTGCAGTCACATTCAGGCATTTTGTCGATGATGTTTACAAGAAAATATTTCTGCCGGTGCAGTCGAAGGCTCACGCTGACCGATATGAAGGTATCCTCGAAAACCATCTGCTTCCGGCGTTTGGGGATATAGCACTCTTCGATCTGGCGCGCCCTACCGACATTGAAGTACAGAAATACTTCATCGGCCTCAAAGACAAAAATCTTGCCCATGCCTCTATGAGCAAGATGCTTAGCTGCTTTTCGACCGTGATGCAGTTGGCCGTAGAGCAGTCTTACGTCTCAGTCAATCCTGCGGGAAATGTAGTTTTGCCGCGGGCGAAAGTTGGGAGAGCACCAAAGCCCAATATCACGCCGGAGCAGGCGGCAGCAGTTCTTGAACTCGTAGCTGAGCCTTACGCAACCATGATTTTTGTTGCGGTCAACACGGGCTTACTTCCGAGCGAAATTGCCGCATTGCGCTGGAAGGATATTCTGGAGGACGCCATAGTAATCGACGAGAAATGCTGTCGTGGCGACTGGGGCGCGCCAAAGACCGATGCCCGCAACACGGTCCTGGCGGTGAGCCCTCACGTCATTCAGCGGATCCATCGGTTGAAGGAGTTGAGTGTTGTAATCGGCGGCGGTCGCGGCGGATACCAGACTTTCAAACTGGTCAAGAGGTCAGAACCAGACGATCTGGTGTTCCAGTCGGTAAGAAAAGGCGTTGTCATGCGGGACAACAATATCCTGAGCAGGCACATCAAGCCGGCGGCGCGGAAGCTAGGGATCCCCTTCGTGAACTGGCGTTGTTTTAGAACGTCATTTGCTACGTGGATGAAAAGAGCCGGAATACCGGTGCGGGACGCGCAAGGGCAGATGCGGCATGCGCGGGCCAGTACGACGATTGATATTTACCAACAAACATCGGATGAGCATCAGCGCGATGCCGTTCGTAAACTGGATTCGTTCACGCGGTCCACGACAGTGCAGTGATTATTGGAACCAAATGGAACCAAAACGGAAAATGGATGTCTGTAAGTTATTCAAATATGGTGGCCAGGGACGGAATCGAACCGCCGACGCCAGCCTTTTCAGGGCTGTCACCTGTCGATTTCCCCGCGTTGATTCCATTGGCCTTCATGCTCGCCGCATTGCTCCAAATCGCTAATTAAATTGTGACTAGCCTGTGACGAAACAGGCTTCAACTGCGGCAACTCGGGCGCGTCGTCCCCAAGCAACGCTAACCAGGCAGCCGCGATGGCGCAAAGGCGCAAGCCTAACACAAGCCGGCAATCCGGAAGATCCGTCCCAAGCATTTCCGGTGTCGAATCAGCGATGGAGAGACAGATGATCGAGCGTCAGTTTAAAGAAATCGACGGGAAGCAAATCCCGATCGGCAACGATCCCAACTACGACTACGAAAAAGACTACAGGCGCGCCCGTGCCTTCTCGCAGCAAGAGGTAACCTGCACCAACTGCCACACTGCGATGCTGTGCCAAGGAAGGGCATTCTCACCGCTCTATGGCGCAATAGGCGAGCATTTCAAATGCGCATGCGGCGCTGAATTAACGGTGTACCCGGCAATATGAAATTATCTGAAGAGATGGCTGGGATGGAACTAAGCCGATAACGTGATCGAGGAATCGATGATCGTATATGGCGTTGACTGCAATTGCGCAACGGTAGAGGTTGTGGTTCACGTTCGAGATCGAAAAGGGCGCATATGGGAAGGTAGCAAGCATGTGCGCGTGAAGATGGAACCGCCATCCGCAGAGAGGGTCACACACCGCGCATGAATTGTGACACCGTCATCCCGAAGCTGTTGGCCAGGACTTCCAGCGTGGTGAGGCCGATCTCGATGCGTCCATTTTCGATTTTGGAAATGTATGAGCGGTCGAGGCCGCTTTCGGCAGCGAGATCGGGCTGGCCCCAGCCTCGGCGCCGGCGCAATGCCTGCACCCGGACGCCCAGCCGCACCCTGATGTTCTTGCCTATGATCTTCGATGGTCCGGGCTTCGATGGTCCGGGCTTCGATGGTCCGGGCTTACGCGTTGCCATGCTACAACCATGGACCATCGCGGCATCACGGCGCGTTCATGATCATGCACATGGAACAATAGCGGTTAACTTTGTAAAGCGGATGGCGGTAGATTCCGAAATGGCACCACACATTGTTAAGCAACACAATATTAAGCCAACCCTTATTTATTTGACCAATTCTCAACATAGGACTAGAACATCGCTACCTAAAAATAAAGGCGCAACCAATGCCACAACTTAAACTATATTCGAACCATGGCCGCAATCAGCGGCATGGAGAGCACAATGAAATACGTAGAACGTGCGCTTATCGTTGCCTTTGCCTTACTGACTTCGATTTCAATAAGCGAAAAAGCCATCGCCCTAGCGAAGGCGCAGCCCGCGCACGCAGCGGTGATGTTTTGCTGCGGCAACCCACCACCGTGCCCTGGCATGCCGATGTGCCCGGTCAATTAAACTGTTCTTGCATCGCGAACCGATATAGTTTACAAATTGGGCTGCATCCCCTCTCAGCAACCCCCTTCCGAGGTGCAGCCCAATGCTAGCTTACCTATTTAGCTTCGATGTCTTCCTATGGCTTGCCATCGCGGCAATCCAGTCAGCGCTTTCTATCATGCTATTGAGGCGCGACGCCGGGAAGCGATATCCCGCATTCTGCTTGTTTATCTATTTCTCCGCATTGACCACCTGGTATCTGATGGCCATACCTTCCGGACGACCATGGACATACTTTTGGTCTTATTACGCAATCTCAGTGGTGCAGTGCGTTCTAATGGCGGTGGCGATCGGCGAACTTTATCGCAAGACCTTTGGAAAACGCTGGGCGCGCGTGCCGGCGTGGGTCCCACGAAACATTGGAGCATGGCTGGCCGCCGCCATCAGTTCATGCGCGCTTCTGGCCATTGAGTTACGGCCGCTGGGTCCGGAGAAATACGTCGTGGTCATGGGCGGTCTGGAGGCCGCGCTGGTTTCGGCGCTACTGATCTCACTGGTCATTCTGATCATTTATTCGCGGCATCTGGGAATTGGCTGGAGGCCATGGCCGCAAAGGATCGCTATTGGCTTACTCATATCTTTGAGCGTGAACGGGGCAACCATGTTCATGATCGGTATCACTTCGCGGGAAACCGCGGCGCTCGTTCGACGGACGGGAATGCTGGCCTATTTTGTTTCACTGTTGTGGTGGGGCTGCACCTTGTGGGCCAGGGAGACAGTTCCAGAGAAGGCCACATCAGAGCAGGTAGCAGAGATGGTGGGCGCGCATCGCCAGACACTGGCCGCGGCGGCGCAGTTCACCGAATAACGGCACCAGGTAAAAGGTAGGAAGGAATTCAGTTTACGGGAAGAAAGCATGATGACGCCTGAAACACCACTTCGCACAGATCCTCTTATAGACCCCGATACACCGATTCGGCTGCTCGGAGCTTATCGCCACATAGACTTTCCCACATCGTCCGAGCGGACGCCGGCGTGGGAGCAAGCGCTGAAATTGGCCCAGCACAACCTTGAAGTCACGATCCGTTTTGCCGGAGGCCAGGCCGAAGTGCTGCCACCTGACGGCGAGAAATATGACACCGTGATGCGGGCCAGCCGCGAGGCCGTGGACGCGCTGCTGACGGTGAAAGCAGCCAGGAGCGCTTCGTCGCCGACAGATTTTCACATTCAGGTGGAGAACCTGAAGCGTCAATATGCTAGCATCGTTGGTCACATCCAACACATGCTCTTCATCGATGGCCATAACCGGCCGCTGTTTGGCTTTGTTGAGGAAGTAATGTGAGCGCCGCGGGAGCCATGCCAAAACGAGAACTACCACCGGAAGTATCGGCGCAGGTCCGAGAGATCGTGGAACGTCACACGCGCCAGCTTGAAGCCGATCTGATGTCACTCTTCCGCTTTCATGGGATCGATACCATTGATGGCGTCTGCACGCTGCTGGATGAGCGCGGCGCAGCCATGCATCCTGACGAGTTGGTGAAGCTGCTGAAGAGCGGCGGCCTGGCCATGCCGGCCAGCGGATCAAAAGGCGGTCCTGAAGGCGACGTGAAAAGGTCATTCTCTTACTACACGGCGCGCAAGTTGAGGATTAGAGAATTGAATGGACTGATAGGCCGGGCGGAATGGCCGGATGAAATGTTTGTGGCTACAGACGCCAGTAAGGAGTAACCCATGTCAGCTCAGGGATCAAAGCTGTGGGACGAGAAACCGATTGCCGGCGCGCCGCCGACAGCGGCCAGCGCTGTTCAACAGATCACGATTATGCAGATGTACGTTCTGGTCTGGAAGATCGCTATTGCCAGCTTTCTGTTTGCGCTGCCGTTTCTGCTCATCTGGTATCTGGCAAACCTGAAGTAAACGAGGCAACCCTTTGCCCATTATTGATGAACTCGAAAGCTTTCAAAAGAACATACGCGCAATGCTATGTTGCGACGAATTGAAAAGGCAATTTGATTCAGGAACGTTTTGCGAAGTTGGCGGAATCAGCGGGTGGGCCGTTTGGTGCCAATATGGCGATGAAGGCCCCTACCTGGTTCTGACCGATGTGAAATTCTGTCCGTTTTGCGGCACAAAGCTCCCAGGATTCGAAAAGTCTGTTAAGTAGCCCCTGAATCCTTTGCCGCACCTTTCTTCTTCCTTCGCGCTTCCGTCCGGGCACTCATGGTTAATACGCCTATGCGGATGCGGCACCCGTAATATCCACGTCGATCAGCGGCAAAGATTTCATCCACAGTGACGCGATAGGTCCAGCCAATGGATAACTCCCCGGTGACGCGCATGGCGTTGCCGGCATCGAGATAACCGAGCTGATCTCCATTGTCCCTGCATACTTTAATAGCGTACTGATCATGCGGGTTATCAGGTTCAGGCACGAAGCGCAGAACGTCGCCAGCGCGGCATCGCCGAATGATCTCCTGACGGCTGGAGCCGTCCCCGTTGCGATGGTAGATGCCATGCACCTGAAGCATGAAGTGACGCAGTTCTGGAAGTGCTGTTGGAGGGTCATGCCACGGCGTATGCGGCTGGT